TTCTTGATAAATGATCATGATCGAATCCAGTAAACAGTCCACGATGTCTTTAAAGTGTGCCGCTAGGTTCCAGATTTTATACGCTGGAAATGTAAACGTTCGTAGTGGGTTTCCGTCTTTGAATATTTCGATAAGAGCGTCCCCTCTGTGAGGCTCTTTAAGATATGATGCTCGAATGGTATAGCCACGATCTGGAGTCTTCGACTCAAAAGCAATTTCCTCTACTGCTAAATTACTTAGATTCACTTACACCCTCCCACAATTAAAAACGCAACTACTAACAGCACACAGGAGCACACGATTCGCCACAGACATTCAATGCGCTTATTGCGCAGGCGCTCGGACGCTTGCCAATTCTGCCATGAATTGTCTGTGGTAGGTTTAGTTCGCATAATCTTTCGCCAGCGAGACAACGGAAGTTGATGGAGTGGGATCATGGAGTTTGTTTTTTCTTTTCCCATTTTGCGTCTTCAAACCAAAGGCTCATCAGGTAAGCGCACGCGGCTTCTTTATGTTCGTGTTTTGGCTCAAACGATCCCATGACACAGTGCAGGTGCCGCCGTGCATCTTCCAGTTTAATGCCTTCTTTGGGAGTAATAGACAATGACGACAACCCAGAAAAGAACCAGTCACTAAACAGATTGTTCCATTTGGTGTGGCCATCCTTGAACTCTTGCGGTATCTCGGAGTAGGGCGGCATTAAATGCTCTATCCTAGCAGGAAAGGACATCTCTAAGTCTGTTACAGATTGAGGTTTCATGCTCCCCCGCTCCTTCTCAAGTCTTCAAGATGATCGCCTGTGTCCATCCGAATGTGTTCTTTACGGTCTTCCTCAGTCTCATCCGTGAAATGGCCAAGGCGCTCAGTTTCGTTGTCCACTGCATTGCAGAGGTTGCGATAGGCGGCTTCTTCGGTTTCGGCGCTACCACCATCCTTTTGCGCTACATCAGATGGGCATTTGACATTGTGACACCAGACTTGGAAGTATTGGCCGTCAACCTTTTTGGCTCTGGTGAATATGTCCTTCTCCAACGGGAAGGAACAACTTGGGCAGTTAAATTTGCTATTCATGGTTCCTTTCTCGTTCGGCGATCATGGCATCGGCCATTTTGTAAGCTTCTTTTGCGAGCTTGCTTTGGTTGCTCATAGCTATTCAAGGTTGACGATTCGTTCAGTGGGTTCTGGGTTGGGCAGCTTGCCTGGGTTAATCCTGATCCTGATATTGTCATCCCGCTTCAGTTGCCATTCTTGATTTTTATCAATCCACGTTCCGCCAATGGCTTTGGCGAATTGTTTTGGATCTGATGGGTAGGTGTTAAGCCATACATAACCACCGCCAGCCATCGGATTACACTCTTGGCTATCTAACGCCTCCCGATGCTGTTGCGCCCACTTAATAGCCTGTTGCAGTTCAAGGATGTTTGCTTGCCACGCCTCAATGATTTTTTCTGTGTTTGTCATAGGGTTATCATCCAGCTTTCTACATCAACCAAGTTCCAGCCGTTGAAAATTGCTTTGCTGTCATATCCAGGCCAATCATTGTCAGCCAAACAGCGACAATATCGCTGCATGGCTGCTGTGTAAGTGAGTCGGCCAAGCTCGATATACTCTTGAGAAAGCAGACGCTTGCCGACCTCGTAAGGCGGAAACGATTCTTGTAACACATGCAGGAAGTCAACGCGGTCTTGGCCTGTGGCTGCTTTCCATACGTCCAGATAAAACGCGGCTTGAACGTGATAACCGTGGTCAAAGACTGCTCGCGTCCATGCGCGTAGGCTTGCGGTTGCGCAGGTCTTAAGATCGGCTAATGAATTTTGGTAGGATGAACCAATCTCTGGCGCAATATCCACGAGGATTTTAACTGGCACCGTTATTCCTGTCTCTTTATCGTGATACTCGGCCACCCCCATCACTTGAGTTTTACTGCACATCAGGAGCGCGACGATTTGAGGATCTTCGGCCAATACACGCTTTGCTTGATTAGCCTGTTCCAGCCAATCAGTCTTAATGATGGTCAATCCCTGATGTTCATCGCGCCACTCCTTGCAGGTGTTCGCGTTCCAGTTCCACGTCTTTTCTTCACCTTTGCTGTTCTCGTAAGTCTGTGGCGCAACAGCAAATTCCTTGTCGAACTGGCCCGGAGTCAAGACAAGGCAATCCATCAGTGTCCCCCATTCGGTTGATTTGGTTTCGTCTGACTGATAACCGCGCAACCAACGATGCGGACAGCGGTTGAACTCCATCAACTCACCCCGGCTCATCACAAATTCCTTGTGCCCTCTCGGATTAGGTGCCTTGCAATAGTCAGCAGGGCGAACCGATCCAATGATGTGGGCGTTAGTGAAAGGGGTCTGCATATCATCCAAAGATGCGATCAATAATTTCCACCAAATAGGCCGTATTCACCTTGCTGGGGTCTTTCTCTTTCAGCAAAGCCAATACCTGCATGAAATAGGCCACATCCATTCCGATTAGCTGCTCCCGTAGCACATCAAAATCTTTTAGGTTCAACGCATTGATTTGGAACGCGATTTTAAGATACTGCCCAGCGTTGATCGTCCACTCTCGCTGAATAAACTTTCGCGCTCGAATCAATGAACAAATCGGATATTTCGAGCCTGTGTAGCGCAATTCCTTAGTTAGCAAGCATTCCAAGGCTTCTGCCTTCAGGCTTATTTTGCGATCCCAAGATGTCCAGTAGTTGGTAGCATGGACGAAATCGTAATTTTCGTGGATTTGGTCCGGGGTGCCGAAAAAACGGATCACAAGTTGCACATGCCCAGAAAGCGTAATGGCGTTGTCCGATAAAAAAACGGGGCGGTAATCGGGTTTTTCTTCGGCCTGCTCTTTTGCCTCTATTACCTTTGTCGCGTAATCCTCGCTCGCCTCCGGGGGGCGACCCTCGAAATACTCGTAGGTAGTGGCTTGCTGCGACTCCCCGGCAATGCCCGCAGACTTAATTACTATCCTTACCCTATCAGATGATGTTTCCACCGTGATCGTTACGGGTTTTACATTACTACGCGGGGGCGGGTTTTGATTGAATACGGCAACATAATATTCTGCTACTGCTTTCGCCGTGTCCTGATCTTTGAAATAAAAATCGAAGTCATTTACTGACTCACGCAAGAGCATGGACGCTATTGCGCCCCCTGTTAGAATTGAGCCTTTCTCTACCTTTTCCTTTACGGCAGGATCGGTGATTGTTGCAATCCATTCATCGAACTTCTTGCAAATCATTAAATTGGCTGTTTTTGTTTTCATGTAGCAGTAACGGAAAGTTTCTTCTCCGCATTATCGCAGACCTCGAACAATCTCCCTGAGTCCAAATTGTCGAGCGATTCAGTGTCCGATAGAATCCCCTCATCCCAAAGCCACTGACCCAATTTCGGCTTTAGCGCCTGCCATTCCGCAGGCTTCATTCCCTTTTGCCAGCCGTGAATTGAGACAGTCATGTCCCGGAGTTTGGAAAGCAATTCACTTTTGCCGTTGCCGTTCGCTTGCGGGCCAGGGCCACCGGGCGAAGCGCACCATTGAGACAGCCTCTTGCCGTGTTCGATGGTGGTCAGCTCATTATTAGGCATGGCCTGCCTCAAGGCTGGATGGCTGCATTTCGTCAGCCTGAACGTGTGATCCGGCATGACCTCGCCGTGGCACGTCATCTCAAAGATGAAATCTTCCGCCTGAATTGGGGAAGTATGCTCGTCTTTAACAATCTCCGTTCGGCCTTGGGCATTCTTGCCTTGGCGCGTCTTGAACTTGGCCCGAAGGCAAATGATCCACGGCAACGGCGATTGCAAAAGCTTAAGCATGAACTTCTGGTGTTCAATCTTCGGCTCGCGCCAGTTGTGCAGTCCGGGCTTACCGCTCTTGGCCTCGCGCTGTGTAGCCATGTCGATGACCCCCCCAAGTCCTTCCCACTCGTGAGATCCTGAATCAAGCACTCCAACTTGCGCCCCAGAGTCTTCGACGGCCTTGATTGCTTCAATGTATCGTTCTGGGCTAAACGGCTCGCGCAATTCGAGCACATCATAACCTCCTTCAATCACGTCAGCATAGAGACTCCCGCGCCCGCTCTCGGTGTCGATCATTACGATTTTGCCAGATGGCCCAACTAAGCCGCGAGCGAGCAAAAGGCCCGACATTGTTTTGCCGCATCCGCTTTCAGAGTAGAATCCGATCAGCGGTTTTACACCTGTTCGTGATGCCTTCTTGATTGTCATTGTCATAAACTTTTCTCCCTCACTCTCTTAGCTAACGCTCCTTCCCCTTGCGAACTGCAAATAAAACTTTCATATCTGCCCTCACATTAGCAACGGTTGCATATACCGTCAACAGTTATTTTGTGGTTCTGAAACATTTTAGTAAAACTAATGCTGTGATGTTTCACTATTAGTTAATCTTTCCCGTTAAAAGATTCATTAAATACACTTGGAAGAACACATGTTTCGTGTGCTCGTCGCCTGATTCCGCCGTCAAAGTATTTTTCTACCAAGCGGATATTCTGCTTACAAATACAGCAATAATGCAATGTTTGGCAGGTCCGCACAGGTAGCGTTGTCCATTCTTTAGGCTTTATGTAGCTCATTTGATTTTTCTTTCTCCAGTTCCCACCGTTTATTTGCGGCCTCGCGCTTCTTTGTCTTGCTAGCCATGCGACCGAGAGCAGCCATGTAGAGACTTACGGCCCTGGGCACCCCTGGCTTTGGCTTGTAGTACTTACGCATAGTTTCAACGGTTGCATAACATTGCGGCCATCGTCAAGCAAAAACCCCGGCCAGCTTGCGCCAGAACGGGGGGTGTTTAAAACAAAATTCCTACGGCCTCGGCTTGCCTTAGGATCTTTTTGGTTTTAATCCATTCTTTGCGCATCGTCTTCCGTAGCCAAGCCGGAATGCACTCCGTTTCAGAAAGAACTTTGTACGTCGTGTCTGCGTTCTCTACCGCGTTTAGAAGTTCACTAATAACCCTCTCCCTGCTTATGTCTTTGACTTTCATTGTCACGCTCACGCGTATTAGAGATTTCACGGATGGTGTTCCGGTTGGCGAATTACACGCCATTTCTCGGCCTACGGTGATGAACCGCCGTCCTTTTGGGACTGTAACCTTCTCGGAACATAAGATTTCACGGATGCTGTCATTGTCCGGTCATGTTGCTTTCCTGGCTATATCTGCGAATTACGGTATGAATTTCCTTGCGAACCATCGAACCGGAATTTACGCCGTAATCGTTGGGCTGTTTGGGCAAACGCCCGTATTTCTGCCAGCCGTCATGCGGCTTGTCATCGCCGACGAGATCGGTATCGCACCAGATTGCTTCAGGGTAGTTCATGATTGTGGGGTTGCCATAGCAAGCAGGGCATATTTTGTGCGCTTATTCCACGCTGGTATAACTTGCGGCTCTTTCTGACAAAACGGCCCCTGGCAGGAACATTGCGTGCACTCTGCAAACCATCGGCGATTTGTCTCTGTTGAGTCGAGCGGCGGGCATGGCTCCCATTCGATTGTAATTTTAGTTGAGCCACAAAATGGGCATGGCAGAATAATCATCGGCTGTTTCATTCGATGCCTGACGTTAGTGGTGAGTCTCCGAATGCTGCCCAGTGAACGGAATCCCCAGTCAAAGACGGGACGTCGCATTTTGCCAGTGCTGATTCAAGCTCCTTGTAAATCAGCTTGGCACTCAATTCGGCATTGGCACTTTCATCGGTCCGCCGTGCGTAATGGGCTATCATGGTTGCCGATGCCACAATGGATTCCATTGAAGCAATCCCCGCTTCAAAAGCCTCGTTCAGATCGTTGCAAAGCTCTGCCGTCTCTTCCTCGTTTTCGTACGAAGTCCCGCCCGCAACTCCGTTGGCCACGATTACCCAATACTTGCCAGCGCCGCAACGCTCGCAACCGTTCCTATCGACTTCAACTTGGTAGTGTTTCATCCTAGCTAGCTCTGACCCCAGGGTTTAAGTTTACGGATCACTTCGCGCACGAATTTCTTGCTGTCGTATCGGTCATTGTCTGAGAGTCGGATTACCACGTCCATTGCTGTTCCGATGTCAGCTTCCCAGCACGCTTTGACCGCTCCAGCCGGACAGGTGCGTTTTTGAGTTGTCGGCTTCATGGCGCGAATTCATGATTTAAAATATCCGTGCAGCTTGGCGCACGCATCGCAGAGAAACATTTCAGGAACGATAGTTGAATTGCTTGCCGTCATTTCAAGCTGGCAAGCGCCGCAATGTGGTCGGTCTGCTATTTCCAGTATGCGACGTATCTCCGTGCCCACATTATTCGGTAAAACCGTCAGCAAAGGATTCGTGATGCCGTCTCGATTGAAAAGCAGCCCGTCCCAGACACGAGGCCCAATGCGCTTCTCAAGTTGCTTGGCTTGTTGGAGTGTGATTTTCATGCGATTGTGGCGTCTTGCACGAACAAACTTTGCCGGGCAACGGTACAAGAAGGAGAATGCGCAAAGCCAGCAAAGGCCTGAGCATGGAAGTATTCATTGCACCAGCAAAGCGTCCCGTCGGGCATTCGATGTCGCGCCACACTCCGGAGAGCAGTACGCAAACCTTCGGTTTCGGACTGAGATTCTGCTTTATGAGTCCTATAAGCCCACCAGCAAAACCAGCACCAACCATTTGGCTTGCCGTAAGTGTCTGTTGTGTGCTCATCAAATACGCTCGGCAGTCCTATAAAATGCTCGCAATCTCCACGGCCTGGACAAGCCAATAGACATGACGCATTGTCCAATCTGGCCTTGAGACTGTCATATTCCTTTCTCCACGCCTCTCGGCCCTTGAGAAGCATGTTGCAGGTCAGAACCAAATCAGCTTTTGACATGCCGCTGTAATTGCCTTCGATTGCCGCAACTAGCGAATTAACACTTGTTAGACAACCCGGACAACATTCCGCCATGTCGTCTATTTCGCAGCCGCATTTGTGGCAGTTGCTCATTGATGATCCTTTTCCATATCGCGCAAATAACGACTAGCAATAAGCCGCTGACCATAACTGCCGTTATTTGCCAGTGATTCAAGCTGCGGACGGGTTGCGGCATCCCATTGATTTGGCATCTCGGTTTGAGCCTGATTCAATTCGTAAGCAACCAAGTCATTCCACGCCAGGTTCTGCACTGGCTCAAGGTTCGGTTCAATCACGTACCCGTCAACAGCATTGTCGTATTTCACCCAGAGCAGCGGTTGATTGAAGCGATGCCGCCAGGGCCAGCTAAATTGCTTGGCGTAGTCCATTGCCGCCCCGCTGGCGGCATGGATTGAGCCGTACGTATCAACCTTGAAGATTCGATTGGATCGCAAGGTATTCATGGCTTACACACCGTCAGGATTGCTAATCCGGTTATAGTTTGTTTCGGGATAGTCAAGAGCAGAGGTTTTAGATATTGCCTGGCCAATAGCTGCTTTGAGTGCTGGAATACAAGCGCGTTCAAAGTCTGACATGCACGCGTTTGATTCACTCAATCCTTCCAGCGCTTCCAGGGCGTTTTGGCACATCGCCAGCAATTTGGGAGCGGCCGCAATCAGTCGGGCATTAGCTTCTGGGGCTTCCTTATGGGCGCGCGCGATGTCGGCGGCTTTGGCGAGTCCTTGCTCGTAGGAACGACGAGCAAGACCGTTGAAATGAATTCCGATCAACGCGATAGCTTCGTACTCTCTCCGCTCTGGACTGTGGCCATCAAAGGCAAGGGCTTTTTTGACATCGGCAAAGATTTCGGGTGCTCCAGGCGCCTTGCGCTGGTGCCTGGCGATAGGCTCTGATTCATTGTCGGGCAATTCGCCCAAGTCGGGTCGGTAGTTTGTTCTCATAATTCCGTTTGCACTTAAAAAGCTCACCCCCCACCGTGCAACGGGAATGTCTTGCGACACTGCTTAAGAAGCTGAGAGGCGAGCTAAATTGATTTACCGAATTCCGTTGCACACCTATACAAACGCGTAGACCCATACGATTGGAAAGAAAAATCTTCAACTATTTTTATTATTTTTTTGTTTTCCATTTCGCCGGGGTGTTTTTGTTTTGGGGCTTGACTCATGGCCAGAATCGGCAAATATTGCCGCATTGAAAAACCCAAATTATTGGGCGACACTAATTCAAGACTCGTTTTGTGGTAAACTTTCACAAGCGGATTTTGGATCTTTGGTTGACTGTATTACGAAAAGCCAAGTCGATGTTTTGCGTTGGGCTTTTGAGCAGTATGTTACATGCAGGGCATCTGAAATAAAGGAAAAAGCCGACTTTCTTGAAAAATGCGAAATTTCGCATGATCGGCACAAAGGCGGGCGGTCAATCCCGATTCAATCATAATCCCACAATCCCGTCTAATGCCAAAAAAGTATACTCGCTTGGCACAATCTTTACATAACTCATTTAAACCCTATAAACATTGAACCAAAGCACTATGCCTTTTAGGTATGCTCAATAAATAAATCTTTTCTTGAGTCACCCCGGTCGATTCATTTCGTCGGGGTGTTTTTCTTGTACACGAAAAACCCCGAAGCACTCGAAAGCACTCCGGGGTCTCGTGACAAGCCGATGACTAATCGGCTGTTAAATCTTTCTCAATTTGCTGGGCTTTATTCGCCCAATACTCCGCGTTTTCTTCACACGCTTTCATTGCGTCTTGCGGGGTGAAATGAACAAATGCCGGCGTGACAGTATGCACCTGCTCATCTTCGTAAACAATTTTGTAGTATGCCGGGCAACCAGAAAGGTTTGCATCGACAATCGTTCCCATTTTTAGGCAACCGAAAGAGGTATAAACAATTCGCCCGATTGGCTCGCTAAAGGTTGGCTCGTTTAAGTCCATTCTTTTTTTTCTCTCTCTTTCCATTGTGCCATTTCGACGTTGAATCGGTCCCGATCTTGAAAATACAGGTAGTCACCATAAAGGCGCGTTCGTTGCCTGTAACGCAAATGTCGATGGTGCGAATCTCCAGTATCGCGAGCATTTAACCAGCGCCGAAACTCCGCGATCTCGCCTTTCACAGATTTATCGCGTCCCGCCATGAATGTATGCCTTTAAGTTTACAGATTATTTCAGCGCTCCGCCCAGTGACGATCAGCTTTCGTCCGCTTTTCAGATACACGATTGATTCTTTTCCGCCTGCGGCAGCCTGCACTGATTCAACGGTTTGCGGGTCGATATAAACGTCCCGACACCCTTCCTCTTTAAGCATTACAAGGTTCATACAATTCCATCCGCTCTTGCGTCTGCTAATGGAATAAACCGAATCCACGGACAAGACTTCCTGATAAGCGCAAATTCTTCATTGCGAAAGCACAAGTCCCCACACTTTCCGCCGTTCATGAAAACTCGGACGTGAGTATGTCCGCCAGCAATCTCGTAGTACCATTTCATGAGTTACTCGCAACTCCCTTCAGAACAGCGCGGTAAATCTCTGCATGATCGGCCAATTCAGTGGCAGCCGAATGGTATTGCTTGCTGAATATCTTGGCCGCTAAATCAATATCATTGAGAGCCGCTTGCAATGCCTCGCGTAATTTACGATTCTCATGAACCAAAATGTTATATTCAGTGGTCTTGAGCCGGTCTTTCTGCGCCAGCCGGTCACGCTCCTCTGTGACATTTCGCAAATCGGTTTGCCAAGCCTGATTGTTGAGTTGAAGTTGTTGGAATGCGTCTAGCTTTTGCGCTGCTTCCATCAACATAGCCTGATCTGTTATGCAGGTGTTGCCTGCTGCGTACAATCGCAACTTGTTTGCCAATGTAATGGATTGGATAGACTCGTTTCGGAATTTAGTCATTGTCTTGTCACTTTCATTTCATCCGAGTTAATTCCCGAACGGACAACGGTCAAGTCGTCACTCATACAAACGATTTGACATATCCAAGTGGAAAGGGGAATTTCAAACTAAATGACGTTTGCCGTCCAGATTTGCCGCCCATATGAGCTTCCAAAGCGCATCAAAGCCCTATAAAGAAGCCCTGGAACTGCAATCTGGCATCATGGAAACTGTCAGGGCCAAAGATGCTAAACCTGGAGTAATTGCCATGCTTGCACGATCATGGTGCGACCTGGAGAGAATGAAGCGAGTTATGAGGGGCTTGCCCGCCAACACCTCCCAAAGCATCAAATCGACCGAACCAAAGCGTAAAAAGGTTGATTCTACAGGGCCGATTGAGCCAAGCAAAGAGGGGTAGGACATACGATGTCATACACTAAATCTCCGCTGGTACGTGACATTGAGGTGTAGGACATTGATTGTCATACCCCTGCTAACAGTCAGACATACTTATAACCAAAAGACATACTCAGCATGCGAAAAGAGTATGCTTCGGATCTTTCCAAGTCAGACTATGATTTCGTTTGTGTAGTTGTCCGCGCAATTACGCGCGGGTGTAACGAAGGAAATAAAATGACTAAGAACGAAGCTCCCATCCCTTGGCTGGAAATCACACTGACAATCATTTTTAGTGTTGCCTGCGCTGCGATATGGTTTATGCATCAACTGTAAGAAAAGATTCACGGGTCGCCTAGTCATTGCGACCTGCGTTACGAGACACCCATTGATCGCAAGGTCGATGGGTGTTTTACTGTACGGATGAAGTGTGACATAATGTCTCATTTATCATCACTTCTTATCAACTTCACTTGAGTCATAATTGACTCATTCTCAATGGGGGATAGTTAAGGGGCTTTACTCTAACTCTGTCAAGCTTAAAGTGAAACGGGTTTGACCAGTGTGGAGAACCGATCAACCCGGTATGGTTTGTTCTATGGGTATGGCTATGGTGCTTGACAGAGCAAGTCAGGTCTGAGAGTGTTGGCTTGCTGAACAGGTTGTCAGACTGCTTGTTTGTCAAAGGAATCTCTTTTCTTGGCCAGAGGGTGGCTACGGGGTGGGAGTGGGAAGCCCCTTTTGACCCCCGGTGAGGCGTTATTCTACCACCCACTTTAGAGAGAGGTCAGTTTTTGGTAAAACGTCTCCAAACAAGGATTCTAGGGTGCTGTAGTGTCTGGCGTGGTTGGCACCTTGTCCGCACTTGAGTTTCTTTTGATACCCTCTGCAATCATGGTTTGGAGCCTAATTTCAGCAGCTTGGCGGCTGACACAGGAGAAACCATGAGTCCCCCATTGTTCGTTTGATGGGTAAACAAGTCTATCCTCGTAATCGTATCGGATTCCTTTGACAGTTACGGATTCAGATTTGCGCAGTTGGAAGCGAACGACTTCAAAGCCGCGAGGTTTGCCGTTATCGGATTTCTCGTAGATGGCTAATGGAGTGTTTTCAGACTCAGGTTGAGTGGAATAGATAAGGACGTGATTGAAGACGCCCTCTTTAAAGGATTGGGGTATTTCGTTCACAGGGATTCCTTTCGTAAGATACGGAACATTTCATCAATTTCACCGTTGTGGTGGGCGACAATGCGATAAGCTTCTTCATATTCCGCACACCCCATGACTTCTTCGGCTTGTTCGCGATCCAATGGAGTATTGAGAGTGATACCCGGTGGAATGTTAAGTTCAGTTCTCACAAAGAGCAGGAGTTGGGTTAAGGTTTTAGTCGAGAGGCTTGGAAAAGGACTTTGTGACCGCGAGCATGTTTGATGACTTTGAAGTTGAGGCGATGGACAAGGCCACAGTCGCAACATTTCATCAGGTAATTTTTCATGCGCGGTTTGACCCATTCGCTATCATGGACGGTTTTGTATCTCATGACTTCTCCCTCACCGGGTCGAGTTGGTTGGCTTTTTTAAGGATGGCATCCATTCCAAGTTTTGGGTCACTGAAATCTTGGATCTCATAAACAGCCCACCTAAGCGCATCGGCTTGGATCTGGCGGATAAATAGAAGTCTGGTTTCAAGATCGTAATCAAGCCGTGGTGGTCGTAAGTCATTCCAAGTTTCAGCGGGAGTAAGGTTCATGGTTTTGGTTGGGATGGGTTGTAGTTTGGATTGATCACTTCATCTCGAATGTGTGATGGAAGCTTGGCTATTTTAACCAGCAATTGATTTTTGAAATCCTTTGCCCATGGATGCGAACAATCGGCAGTTGCGCAGAGGGCATGGCTAAGTTTGGCAATTTCGATAAGTTGTTGACAGTCGTTCATGGTTTCAATTCCAGTTCCGGTTGGTCCGGTATCCAGGCGTTGATTTGGAGGGTTGAGTTGTCCTTTGGGTATCCGCAATCAGTCACATAACCACCAAGGTCTTTAACCTCCTTTTCAAAGGCTCGGATCTCAGCCGTCTTTTGATCGTAGATTTCTAAAGTCTTTGTCATTGTTCAGGAGAGAGTTTCCCATGCGAGTTTAACCACTGCTGGAACTTGGCCATCTCCAATGGCTGCAATGCGGTCATTCCGATGGGCCATCCCATGAACCATTCGACCCACTCCGGGTTCATGGGTCCACCAGCCGCAATCTGCTGTTGAAGTCTGCATTGAGACTCGATTCCGTCTGCGTTCAAATGGCGAAGTGTTCCCTTGGCTGTGTATTTTATTCGTTTTGGAAGTTGGCGAATTGTCCCTTTGTCTGACGCTGTTGGAGTTGGCAGGCGCCGGAGTGCCGTTGCTAGTCCATCCCCGCTTGTAGGGCTTGCTCCTTTTCGATTGTAGTTCCCGCAGACGGTTGGTGTTGGCAGCCTTGATAAAGCATCGAAGGCGTTCGTGATCAAAGATCGGAGTTCCTTCAAGCCAGATGGCATCGGCAGCTCCCAACACTCCCCATTTCGCATCGAACCCCATTTCGGCCAGATTTCCAAGAATGGTTCCAAGTCCTCGAACAGTGAGAGCTGCCGAATTTTCCACGAACACGATACCGGGTTGAACTTCGCAAATGATTCGAGCCATGTGTTTCCAGAGTCCGCTTTTGGCTCCTTTAAGTCCTGTGCGATCCCCGGAAGGACTGATGTTCTGGCAAGGGAACCCTCCTGCCACAACGTCAATATTTCCTTTCCATACAGTTCCGTCGAAGGTTCGCACGTCATCCCAAATAGGGAACCTTGGCAGGATTCCGTCCCGTTGTCGTTGTAGCAGGACTTTTCGGCGGTAAGGTTCAATCTCGACAGCACAGACGCAGGTATGGCCGAGAAGGAGTCCGCCCATGATTCCTCCCCCGCATCCAGCAAAAAGGTGTAACTCATTCAAGGTTGGTTTCCTTTCTGGTTTTGATCGTAGATTTCCAGGGTTTTGGTCATGGGGTGATTACCTGCCGAAAACCTTTTTGTGTTTTTACTCTCATTATCGGCAGTGCCGACTGCCGACTGCCGAAAACTTACTATGTAAGGTTTTCGGCAGGCAGCAGTCAACAGGTTGGCACTGAGTGCTGAAAATATACTTTTCGGCAGTTTCCGGCAGGCGTCTAGTGTTGACATGTTACCTATAGGTGTAATAGTAGTTCCTATGCGAAAACTACGTGAAGGTGATGTGATTAAATCTCGTTTTGTATTTGAATTGTCCAAGATGCCACCGAAGGCGCATTGGCCAGATCGCAGGGTTCCATTCAAATATGAAAACTCGGAATGTATGTAAGTGGCTTTTGGGTGAGCCTTGGTTTTGGGATTGGGCATTCAAGCGGGCGCAAGAAACCGGAGCGATTGTTTTTGACAATGCCAATGGAACTTGGGTTGGCGCACAAACCGAACGAGGGCGCGAGGTTGCTATGCAGAAAGCGACTGAAAGCTGAGTGCTTTTCATATATTTTGAAGGCGAGTAAGTCCTTCCTGGGTGATGTGTTGGGTGGCTCGTGCTCCCTCACCGGAAGTTGCTATCCATGATTTGGATCGGAGGAAGGATAGATGGTTTTGGATTGTTTGACGGGCAATGCCAACCTTCCTGCTTAACTCTGAAATCGTGGTTCCATTGAGGGGGGTTGTATCCCTAAAAGCCTCCAGTATTTCCATTGGGTCAGTAGTGGGTGGTCTGCCGCCCCTTTTGGGTTGTTTCATGTCGGCAGCATCCAAATCCTCATTGGGATGGAATAGAGGATATTGCCAAGTGATGACGAATGGGTTCACGGGCGGCAATTCCCGGTGAACTACATCGACAGAAAATGATCCTTCTATCTTGTGTTTGCGGATAATCAAAGCGGCATCCACGTCACCGCCCTTGGCGCTACTGCCTCGGATAGCATCTAGTGGGTCTTTGTCAGATTGCGAGCCTTTTGAGAAATGATCATCGAAAATCAGGGAGCATTTGGCTTCGGTGGTGATTCTATCGAGTTCATTGAGCAGGATAGTTTGTTCCCCGGCTGAATTCTCGTCCTTCCCCTGGGTGTTCAGCTTGTAAATGGGGTCAACTACTACCACCCCAACCTTGCGGGTGGCGGCCATGGTAACGATTTTGTCCACGATTTGCTTGGGGGTAAGTCGGGAGATAAGCCCACGGAGGGAAAGATGAACCATTTGGCGATAATCGAAGTGAACACCCTTGGCTTTGGCGATAGTTTGCAGGCGAGTTTTGAAGGTGTTCTTCTTTAACTCGAAATTAACATAGAGAACGCGCTGTTGTTTGCACTTCCGGCCAAGGAAATTGGCTCCGGTAGCTAATGAAATCGCCATATCCATCGTGATCCACGTTTTGTAGGTCTTGGATGACCCGCCAATGACCAATTTCGCCTCCACACACAGCAATCCCTCCACGATTTGAATCGGTTCAGGGATGATTTCGGTCATGGTATCGGCGGCATCCTCCAGCAACAAATCCCAATCACCGCCAAGCTTGGCTCCTTCAACGATCTGACGCTTCACCTCTGCCAATCCGGTCAATTGATGTAAGTCATTCCAATCTGTGGGCTTGTGTTCGAGCGATTCGTCCGAGAATTGCGGGTAAACGACAGTGCCGGAAATTGGTTTTGCGGCGGCAGTGGCCTTGGTTATGCCGGGATTGCCCTCTGTAAACTGGTCATTATCGGCGGCGATGATGATGGCTCGGTTTGGATGAAGCTTACGGATGGATTGCGCGACTGGGATCAGGTTTCCGGCATTGCGAGCGCAGACTGTGGCCCAACCTGTGGCTTGATGGACACTTGCGCCGGTGGCATAGCCTTCCACGATGCAGATTGGCCCATCCGGGGCGTCCGCCAGCGGGAACCAGCATCCTTGGCAACGCCCTTGGTAGAACATTCGCTTGGTGCCATCATCAGCGATGAATTCGGCGCTGTGAATTACCCCATCAGTATCGATCAAGGGAAGCGCGAGCCAGCCGGGGGTCAAGTTGCTGGTTGATAGGCGCAGATTACCGTAAGCGTTGACGCCCTTCTTCTTCAGGTAGGGGTGGGCGAGCAATTTGGGGTGATTAGAACCTGAGAAAATGATTTTGCATTCGGCGCGCACCCTGGAGTGGTTCTGTTCTTCTTCGATTCGGCGAAGATCCTCAGCCTGCTTTTGAGCTTTGCACACTTCCGCCCATTCACTGGCGGGCATGGACGAGCGTTCCCGCGAACAGAATCGCTGTTTAACCTGCCGCTTCCAACAGCCAAACGCTCCGGCGATAACTTGGTTTGGCAGGGCGTGAAAGACGTACCAGCATGGCACCTCCGGCTTGTCGTCTTTGGTGCCGAACCTGTGAAGCTTGCCGTCCTCGTGAATTATGCCGTCATAAGAGAGGTTTTGTTGAAGTAGGGCTTCTTGAATTGTCATGTTCCGAATCTTTCTGAATCTGCGAGGTGGTAGGCTCGAACCAACTTAGGGGAATCTTCGTTATATTCCTTGTTGGATTCTGGCCCGTAATGGCGGCAAGAGTTCCTGGCGGATCGTCCCTCAAATTGCAGTTCGCAATAGCCGCATTTTTTGCATTCAGCCCAAAGGTAGGTTATGTCACTCCCCGGCATTCCATCATCACATCGCCAGTACGCAAGTGCCCCTTCATTAACATCACCAGTTGGAACAAGAAGCGGTCCATGCTGAAGGAAGACTTTGCGGCCAGTTGCCATTGCAAGGGATTCACACTTTTTGGCCTCTTGATTGGTTGGCCACGCGGGTTTGATTTCGTAAAAGCAATTCTGGCGGTAGAGAAAGAAGTCGGGCAGGTATTTGTCACCGCCAATTTGGTAGCCTTCAGGTTCGTAGGCCCACTTCACCCCGATTAGATCCATGAACAACGCCCAACGCGCTTCGAGCCTGGAACGAAACTCAATGCCGTTATAGAGCGTGGGGATGACCTTGAACTGAAGATCGTTCATGTTCAATTCCTCCCAAACCAAATCCCTTCGCGTGGTTCGTGGGCTAAAAAGTCAGCCTGCGATACAGGCCCATGTCCCCAAGGGCAACGCAATGGATAGACCCAAAATGGGAATAGTGGATACCAGTGGAAGGCGGTTTGATCCGTGACCGTGATTAGCTTATGAAGCATACCGAATCCTCTGATGTGCTGCCTAACCCGGCCAAGGGAAATCGAGACAGGCGAGGAACCTGTTGCGTCACCCACGGGAGGCAGCACATCGGAAGTTTCGATGAAAGCTTGCGCATACGATACTCAATTTATTCTGGCTCTAACACCCCCACTCTACCGAAAGTGGCGAGTGGCTGGATTGTACACCGGCTCCTAAGTTTAGGATGTGAATCGGTTCAGGCGCACTCCCGATGTGATTGAGGGTGGTCATGTGGTTTGCTTTGTCTAACAATTCAGTGTCAGTCATATCATGTATTTAACGGGCGCTTTCCCTGAAGCCATCTCTCCGCGTTGGTGACTACGTCACTGCGCTCGCAGCTGGTCCATCCAAAATGTTGGATCAAGTCTTTGGCCTCTTTGATTATTTGCGCTGTTTCACCAAAAACATTTGAGCCGTGGATGATTTGCTTCTGCATCTGCTCCAAGTTGGTAATTGCTTCGTCAGGTGTCATTTGTTTCTTTCTTCGGCCAGCTTGACGCCATGGTGCAGCCAAGGCAAACAGCTTCAATGTTATCTTTGGTCATAGTAAATGTGGAGCCGCCGCCAGTGTCTATTTCGCAAGGTAATTCAACGTTCCAAAATGCTGGTGAACCAAAAAGGGCCAGTGGACTGCTAAAATCTTTGGCGTGGAAGGTTTTCATTTCAGTGCAGCACAACTCCGGGGTCGGTTGTGATCGGTTGCATGATCATGGTTCGCATTTCTGCCAGAGCAACTCCAAGCCTTGGGATAGTGGCATCTTCCAGTGTGTGACGGCGGCGAGAGAGTTTTTTTGCTTGCTCGCGGGCATGTTCTGCTGCCTTTCCCGCATCGTGGATTTTGCGCCTTAAATCATCCTGTTCACGCTTTAATGTTGCCTTGGCCAGTTTGGATTTCAATTCCGGGATGGATCTGTAATGGGCGTCGGCAATCCGATCATTCTCGATTGCGCCAACCAAACATCGGCCTGCTTCTTTTTGTGCCCTGTCGATAACGTCGATGATTTCGGATTCAGTGATGTAGCGGATCTGTTTGCGTCGTGGAGTCATAACATTGTTAGTTTTCATTTATTAAAAATCTTCTCAGCGAATTTGACGATGCAAAGAGGGAGTGTTTCGGCGCTGATTATCATGCAATTAGGCTCATCAGATTTAAGGCAGTGGTATTTGCCAGATAACCAATATTCAATTCTGAAATTACAATCTAATTTCAGGGCACACTTCTCAAACACCAGCATGGCCTGTGCGGGATCGGTTGTGGGGGACCAGATAGGTGAAGTGTTGGCGGTGCCGCGCATCAGAATTTCTCCATCAGAAGTGATTCCAAAGCGGCTTTCGCCAAGAAAGCCAGTGGTGCGATGCCACCCCATCACCTTCTCTGCGCAGAAAAGGTTCAGTGCGTTGAGTTGGGGTTGGGTCATGCTCGCCTCAGGGGTTTGTAAAGGCCGTACTTGCGAAGCTTCCAGATAATGGCAGTTCGGGTGTATCCCATTTCTTTTGAGACGGCTGCAATGTTGCCACCGTGAATCTTAAGCAGCCTTGCAAGGTTCTGCTTTTCAGACTGTCGCGCTTCTTCTCTTACGGTCATAGATGCAAGCAAATCATTCATTCTGGGTAGGGTCAAGAAAAATAATTGACGAAAGTAAAAATATTTGTTGACAGGGAGTTTGGATTTCGGCATTCTCGCTCGCGTGAGTTATCGCCCTGTAATTATGGGGCGCGGATTGAAACAAACCATTTTCGTTCACGCTGAAAATTAAATGAAGCCAATTATTATTCTGCCGGAAAACTCCATGAGCGCAGAGGACATCAAGATTCTTCGTGATAATGAACTCTGTGTTGTGGTGGCTAAAGATCCGGCCAAGGTTCGGTTTACAGATCCGATCCCAGCGTCATCATCTCGCACAGAGATTGAAAATGCGGCGATAAAACTTTCGCGAAAAGTCCTCAATCCTCTCACTTGGAGTGATCGGGACTATGCGAAGACATTCACTGCGTTTTTTGTGGAGATACTTCTTGAAGGAACACCATTGGGTTCGGGGCCAACTCAAAAAGAAAAAGAAGACGCTGTTTACAATAATGAGAAAATTGAGACGATTCGTTGTCTAGCCAGAGAAGATGCAAAGGCGGAACGAGAGGCAGCTAAAGCAGAGAAGGTAAAAGCAGATGCGGCAAAGCAGAAGTTAATTAAATGAGTAATCAGATCACTCCAGACGAACTTCGACGCCGTTTTCCTGGTGCCAGCAAGAGCACGCTGGCGAGAAATGTTGAAAGAATAAATGAAGGACATCGCTCTGTTTGTGAAGCATCCCGTTCCGAGTCTGAACGCCCTTTTTGCGATGAATCCTTGGCAACGCAAAAAGGAGAAGCAGGCAACGCAAAGCGCCTTCGGGTCAGCATTATCTCTTATCGACGGAGGCTCATCGATCCAGACAATCTTTGCCCAAAATATTTTGTCGATTGCTGCCGCTACGCGCAAATCATCCCGAACGACAGAGCGCAAGACATTGCGCTTGAAGTCAGCCAAGTGAAGGTGCTGGAGCGCGAGCAGGAGGGAACGGTAATCAAGATTGAGGTGATACATGATTAAAGAAACTTACTTTGCTATTCGGATTGGAAGCCCAAAGTTTCATACGCCTTACCTCCTGCTTAACATTAAGCCGGGCGGTCCTGCCTTGTTTGACTCTATGGTTAAGGCAAAAGAGATGGTGCAGGCAAGAGTCACTACGCGCTACTGTAAAATCGTTAAAGTTGAAGTCAGAGAATTGCCAAGTCGAAAGGCGGCATCTGGAAAGAGACGGTGATCCCGGCATGAATGCAACAATTCAAAAGCATCCAGCTTTCAAGCGTACGTTCTGGATGAATCTTTATCCCAATGGGCAGATTACAGGAAAGCTTTGTATGTCCAAGGGAGAGGCGCTGAATCATTGCACTTACACTGATGAACAGCCCGACGCGATTCAGGTTGAGGTGCGAGTTGAACCAGTGTTGCCATGATCTCCCGCGTCAAACTTAACCCGTTGATCAAAGGCAAAGTTTACTGTGTAAATCGTGGCGCAGAATGTGTCGTTGAAATCACTGCGCACAGCGCCAGGGAAGCTCTTGAGATGGTGCGAATGGAGTTTGGCCATCAATACGCGGATAATGCCTGTTTGAAGATCCAGAATGAAAACTCTAACACGCAAGCACGCCTTTGATGTGGCGAAGCGGGAGATTGCTGAATGGAATGTAAAACTCCCACGTGGGTTGCTGATGGCTATCCTGTTTTGTTATATCCATCGCCTGATCGAAGGTGAGTCCGTTGAAGAAACATTTTTCAAAAAAAGAGAACCGCAGATTGATTTTCAAATATGAGTGTGCTAATGCTTCAGCTTTTGCGAAAGTATGAACTGTGTTTGATCGTTAGCGCAACAGACAAATACCACAAAAGCATATCCACAAAATTAAGGAAACGTCGCTATGATGATGCGCAGATTGCGCGTGAAAATTTAATTCTAGCGATTGAAGTTTTGGAGGGATTAAAAAATGGTGAAACGAATTCCAAATACAACGAACTTATCATGGCAGTTCAATCTAAGCATGATAGGGAGAGTAGGCACGCGGGGGAGGGATGTGGTGGATTCCATTGGGCGGCGACAATGCTGAAGGCGGTTGGATTAGTTCACCGATGGGACTGTATCAATGGCGGGGACCAAGACGAGACATTCATAAACCAATGCCAAAATGAGCGAAGAAACATTACTTCCATGTCCATTCTGCGGCAGTAACGATGTTCAAATTGAAGAATCGGAGTTGCTTGGTGATGTGCGCAAATCTGCCGGTTGCAATACTGAGCACTGCCAAGGCTATCAATCCATGTTGACATTCGCGACACGACGCGAGGCGATCAAGGCGTGGAACACGAGGATTCAGGAGGAGATCCCCACCGTTGCCGAGAAGGGCGCGAGCAGGTAGAGTGAGTGTTGCTATGCCTAAAGTTGTGATTGAAGTTGATGCATCAATCGCCGAGATTGAGCACGTTGTGAAAAAGACAAATTTCCAAAACTGGCTTTGCCGGTTGTTTGGATGTAGTGAGACAAAAACACGGACTGTTCGATTCGGTTGGTCTGTCGGGCAGCCAAAACCAAAAGAGAAAGAGATAAAAATGCCCCTGGAAATTCGAATAACAAATGAGCAGCAAGTAAACGTTACGTTGAAACCCGTCACCGCTACCGGCAAACCTGCCAAACTGGATGGCTCACCTTCATGGACAGTCATCAGTGGAAGCAGCCAAGTGAAGGTTGCCGATGACGGCCTGTCCGCTGACCTGATCAGCAGCGATGATCCGGGTGATACGGAAGTCATGGTCAAGGCCGATGCCGACCTCGGAGAGGGCGTTGAGGAAATCAGCGATGTAGTCCGCCTCAGTGTGATTGGAGCCAATGCGGCGAACCTTGGTTTGGTTGCTGGCACTCCGACCCCGAAGCCGTAATCCATTTATGGCTACTATCGGTGCAATTCCGATGACTGCGAACGAGAGTCCTAGGCTGGCTGTTCGCGGGATTCTCGTGAAAAGCGGGGGGAGCCACCAAATTTCAGCCAGCGCCAGAGAGCGATAAAGATGTCACCCCGCATTGAGTTGCAGGGTGCGGATTGAAATTAACAGAGCGCAGAAATGCGCAGCCCGGTTTCATTGTGATATGACATGGCGCTGGCTGTGAATAAATTACCAATGGCTCAATGCAGTAGTGGATCAAAGCAGAGTGGACCTGATTCCACGCGCTCCATGAAGGTAAGGTAAGTGCGAGCCAAATGCGCGAAACGAGAACGCCACGCGGCATGGCGGGTTAGCCAAGCTGAGAACGAACAAGGGTTCGATGCCGCATCAATTTTAATGGCTGCTTGCCCGGAGAAAAACCGGGGTAAAGCAACGAGCAGCCACCAATTTAATACAGGCTGTTCGCCGTGACGGGCGAATGAGATCGGATCACGGTTCGATCTCTCCTCATTCGGGGAGTAAGATGATAGTCAGTGGTTAACGCTCCGCAAAAATGCATCCTGTGCCCTACTTCTTCGGCGGCACCCAATTCGTTGGGAACGAGCGATGGAATTGAAACGAACCCCAGATAGTCGTTACGTTGAGGTCCACTGTCGCGGGGTCGTTCTTTAACTGCTCGGCGAGCTTCGAGATGTTCGTTGTGCTGCAAGAGGTGCAGCAGAGACAGAGGAGTGGAAGGAGCAGGGTTATTTTCATATTTCCAAAGTTTATTATTGACTTATTACCGGTATTCTGCTGAAATTGCAACTGTTAAACGGATTGTAGCCCGTTATGCAAACCAAAACAATTTGCACCAGTCGTCAATTGGCTTCGCTTCCCAAGCGAGGCGCTACAACTTTTGGCGGTCTGGTGCTCTTAAAATTCCCATGGGCTTCGGCGTGATCCTGTTAGGCGTGATCGGCTTCGGTCTGGATGGGCGTGGTCAGTTATGGCAAAAACATTAGAGAAAAATAGAATCGTTGGCGCAATAGGTGGTGAGTCTCCAAGTAACGGTGCAGCAAATGGCATTGAAATGATGATGCCTTATCGGTGTGAAATCACAATTGAAGGCACGGCTCCAATCTTGTTCCATCGGTGGAACTGCGAATCGGTTGAGTCGAAATCGAAGGCCAAGAAAGGAAGTGCAGAGAAAAAATCTGATGACGTTGAAAGCTACGTCTATCGAACAGATGAAGGCGAGTTGGCAATTCCCGGTGAATATCTGCGAGGTGCGATTGTTGGTGCCGCCAAGTTCCAACAAGACCCTCGGTCCCCGCGTAAGTCGGCAGCGGACTTGTTTAAGGCGGCTGTGATTTCACTCACTCCACTCGCCAGTCTTGGGGTTAAAGAGTGGGATTACATGGATCGCAGAAGGGTTTGTATTCAGAGAAACGCCATTACCCGTTCGCGTCCAGCGATGCGTGAAGGTTGGAAGGCAAAGTTCATTTTGATGATCAACCTGCCGGAATACATTGAGCCTCAACTTCTCAACTCAACGATTGCGGCGGCTGGCAAGCTGATTGGACTTGGAGATTTCCGTCCTTCATTCGGACGTTTCAACGTTGTTGGATTTGAAGTGTTGGAAGACTGATTTAGAGGCATGGTAAGTAAAGGTATGGATTGGTGAGTTGGGTTAAGTTCTGTCGAGGTGCGGTACGGGCCTTCGGGCCGGTAAGGAACGGTAGTCTGTGGAGTGGAATTCTATGGTATGGCGAGAAATGGTGGGCCTTGGTCAGGTTGATTGGGGTATGGTCAGGCCATGTCAGGTTCGGTATTGTTTTGTTAGGCGGGGTCCGGTCGGGTACGGTGAGATGGGGTAAAACCTGTCTCACCATTTTTATTTGCAGCAACAACCTACCGTAAGTCCCCCACGCACAACACGCAAATAACTTCGCGGCGTTGTATCCATCGGACATTGAGTTGTGATCTGGCGCAAGGCATAGTTCGTGGCCGAAAGGCAAGCCACGGTTGTCCATGAACTTAAATCAGTTGAACGAAGCAAGTAGTAACTGCCTGGCACCGAAGATTGGAACAACGCTTGAACGGTCATCACCTGGCCAACCTGCGAAAAAGTCCATTGAGTTGGCACTACGTCGAACGTCTGTGCAAACGCGCCACAAGTGAAGAAGATGAACAGTGCGCGGATCATTTAGAAACCTGTGCGGGGATGATCCATTGGCGCGGTGTAGGTTTTTTAAGTTTCACCACCATTAAATCCTCAACGAAATATTTCGTGCGCCACAACTGAGTTAGTCCGGGATCGAACTGGCTGGCCTCGAATGCCGCTGCTTCATGTTCGTGGATACACCATTGACGGCGTTCTTCGTTAACGATGCCGAAGTACCAGATTTTAGGGCAGTGCTTAGGGACGATTTCAACACCAGCCGTCATCACTTTTTGGTTTAGGCGTGTGCCAAGCAAAAGGTTTGTGTCAATGAAAACAATGTTCGTCTGCCAACACTGATGAGCGGTTCCGGGTGTTGCCGGCTCTGGCGGCACTGGCATCGGTGGGGCTGGAATTGCGTTGCCTCCAGCGTTCAATAGTGGTTGTGGCGGTGGGGGTATCGGCGGTTCCTGTGCCAAAAGGTTAATCGTGGCTGCCAGTAAAAGGAGGGTCAGAAGGTTTTTCATACTTAGCTTTCGCATTGGAGCGATGTATAGCGAGTTCTTTCGGAGCGTCAATCCCAATTCGGACAATGGGTTGGCCTTGGTCCAGACGAATATTGCAGACGGTTACAGTGATGCTGTCGCCGATGGTGAATGATTCATTCGCTTTTCTGGAGATGACCAACATTTCTAATCCCCAGCAACCTTTAAGGCAGGCACACAGCTTACTTCAAGCCCACATGCGACAGGCAGCGGACTCGCTTTTGGGTTGCTGAGGAAAGTTTTGTTGCAGCTTGGCGCGGGGATCACAGCGCCGAATTGGCCGATGATGAAGGTCGCCTTGCGTCCATGTTCATCAAGGCGGTGAACAGATGGAGTAAGCACCGATGGCGCTGGTGATACTTGCAATGGGGTCATTTCGGTTTTTGTGTATGCGTTGTGTCCTCTTTAATTTGGGCGATCTGCGCATCGTGATCGACTAAGCGTCGTTGAACTTCGCTGTTGTCGGCTGCAAACAGGGCGGTGAAAAACTTCCCAAGGCATGAAAGCAGCGTGCCAGTCGCTACACAAGCCATTGTAAACTTAGTGATGTTGCCACTTCCATTAAACTGAGACATGGCGCTGATGCTCGCAACACCGCTAAGGCTTGTCCCTAACGTCCCCAACGCTCCGCCGATTGTCGTTTTTATGCTTTTCATCGTGTTCTTTTTTACCTTCTCTCACCCACCATTGGCACTCTGAAATAAAGTCCTTGTCGCCCTTGGAGCGTTTCGGCACGTCCTTGTGCGGTTCTTCCATGACGCATCAAGTTTTTGGACTTCGCCAGGCACCAACAAGAACGATAAGGCCAACTGCGATGGCTGTGAATGGCACAATCCAGTTCGGCACTTGCGATGGAAAGAGTGCCATGACGCCAAACAAGATCACCCAGAGTGCCAAAAGTATAGTGCTCATAATTTTCTCACTTTCTAAACGCCAAAACGATGGCGGTGATTGTTCCTGCCAGACCGACTAAACCCAAAAGGAAAGCCCAACCTTGATGCAGTCCCTCACCCTTTGCGCTGATGCGGGTGACGAGATCGTTCACCGTCGCCCTCCATTCGTTGCTGGCAAGTTTGTATTCTTTCAAGCCTTGATCGGTTTTGTCATTGGCTTTCTCTGCCGACGCGAAGGCGGCTTTGATCGCTTCTTTGTTGGCTTTATCACGTTCGTCAAACAGATCGCGCAAGGCAAGGCGCAACTCACGTTCGGCCTTCAACTCGGCTTCGAGTTTCGACAACCGCTGGCAGTTGGTTTCGTCCTCGGTCATTGGGCGATGAAGCTGTTCAGGTCAAAGTGAGCCGTTCCAGTGTTAGGCATAATCGCCACTCCCGTGTCGTAAAAACTTCCTCCAGAAAGTGCTAGGCCAGATTGCATCACGTTCGCCACCACTGCCTGAAATGCTGCCGTGTAAGCGGGGTCGGCTGCGCTGTGGCCCTGGGAATTGGACCAGTATCAAGAAAGCACAGAAGGCGTCTTTGCTGCCCTCGGTGCGGAAAGCGAAGCTGGTGTCTGCCGCCACAGGGCGGTATTGGTTTCCGCCCCAAAAGTAGGCTTTCCACGTCGTAGGCGGTTGCTGTGCCACGAAGCACGAGAGCGCGGTTAGGAGTAGGGCAAGGAGAGTTTTCATGCTTGCGAAAATGCTTCAGTTTGAGCCATAATAAAAGTGCCTTCGCGTTGAACGAACAACCGAAGGCGTGACAAACAATCAACCAAACTGATCGAATGCGAAATGAAATTACGCAGGAGTTCCTGCAAGCTCAAGGATTTTCCAAAACGTTTCTCAACCGCTTTTGGAGTAAGGCGAATAAGGATGGAGCGGTTCAACCCCACACTCCCGAACTTGGAAAATGTTGGGAGTGGGCAGGTTGTCTTATCCCCAATGGATACGCAATAATCAGCAAGAATGGGCGCCTGGGTGGAGTGCTCTACGTCCATCGTGTTTCTTGGTTCCTGCACCACGGAGAGGTCGGCGATCTTTTTGTGCTCCACAAATGCGACAACCGCCGCTGTGTAAACCCGGATCATCTTTTCCTTGGCACACACATGGATAATACCATGGACGCCATGAGAAAAGGGCGACTTGTAAAGCCCCCAAGACATGTTGGGGAACAGTGCAACTCGGCAAAGCTGACGATGCAGAAAGCGGAACAAATTCGAGCACTGTATGCGACTGGCGATTACAGCCAAGAGGAACTTGGGGCGCAATTTGGAGTTGACCAAACCATCGTTAGCGATGTGGTCAGATTTGAAACATGGAAGCCGTAAGCTCACGGTGCAGGGTAAAATTCAACTGTCATGGTCCTGTTTGTTACGTCTCCATCTCCAGCAGCCGTGCTCATCATTTTGAGCACAGTTGCGATACCGTTGGTCTGAACTAAATCCACTGCCGCAGCAGTTGTGAAAAGAGTAACACCCGCACCGTGAAACTCAGCAGAAGCGGCTTGAGAGGTATTGCCTGTTCGGATTATCTCCGCTTCGACAGTCCATGCACCGGAGTTCACAATTTGTGCCGAAGTGTCCAGAATTGTCTCTGATCCAAAGATTACGAAAAGGTCTTTGGTATTTGCGGTCGCACCAAATCGACCAGACCATCGGGCTTTGATGCGGTCTCCGTTGTTGGTGAGAGTGTTCGCCTTAACCGTAAAAGTGATAAGGTTGGTTTGTGAGGCACCTGCACTTGCTATCGGGTTATTCGACACGCAAATGGTTCCGCCGAGGCTGTAAGCTGTTAGAGCCACTGCATTGCTAACTATCACGCTTCCTAAACGTGGCGAGACAATCTTTGTGCCAGGATTGGCGTTGATCGTTGAGGAGTTGTTTACAAAAGTAAATGCACCACCAGAAAGAACTCCAAATCCTGTTGCGTCAACCATTGCTGCCTGTGCGCTGTTCACTAAGAACGTTATGTTTGGGGCCGAAGTATTAAATGAAATTCCAGTATTGGTGCCTGAGATGGAGGCAATTTCAGGGATGCTTGGGTTTGATGATGGTGTACGAACACGAATACCGTAGGGTGCAATATGGACAATGGGGTTTCCATTGCTTGTCACGGTAAGAATATTTGCGGTGCCGCTTGGTCCGGTAACTTCGAGCGGCACTGAGGGCGCATTCGTATTGATCCCCACATTACCATTTGTGCCTACATATAGGTTGGTGCTGCTCAGGTTGGTGTTGCCCACGGCGAATGCGGGCGTGGTTGCGCCAGTGGCAGGGCGAGCCACCGCGCCGATTAACGTAGAGTTGGTTTCAATCAGCGCGTTCGCGGTGCCGTTTTGAATCTTGACGAAGCTATTGCTGGTCGCAAGCCATCCGGCAATGTCGCTGTCGCCATAGGCGCTGCTGGTCAGGTTTGTGCCGGTGCCGGTGGCAACGAGTTTGGATGGCGAGAGGGCGGTGTTGGTGATTGTACCCGCGATAAAGAGTGACCCATTGGTTCCAAGTGCCATTTTCAAGATTCCCCTCAACGTCGCCAACAGCATATTGCCGGTTGAGAACGCATCACCGTTTGCGATAACAAAACGGCTCTGGCTATCGGTGGAACTTAAACCGATCAAACTACGATTAAGGTCTATGTCCAGATCGTAGTTGTGACCAACGTTATTGGTGTTTACGTACATCAGGAAGTCCATGTGCGGATCACCTGACGAGCTTGTTGCTTGGATGTAAACATTCGTTCCGCTGTTGGCGTAACCAAACGTGAATCCATTATACTGATGCCCACTATCCCCGCTCAGGACAGACGAGATGGTTTGTCCCGAAGATGTCCATGAGCCTAGCAAATTTCTGAGAGCATTGCTGTCACCAATCCATAACCCTTTTTCGGACTGTATATAGACTGCTTGTTGGACAATCGGATACGTGATTGAACCATCGTTCGTCCAAACCGCACTCGCATTCACCACATTCTGCGCGGCGTTGGAGGCGATTTGGCTGATGGGGGTTGCGGGACCAATGCGCATCTTGCTGGTAGCCGCGCTTGTGTTGACCTGAATTTCATTCGTTCCAATCACTGCTGGCCAAGGCACGTAAATGGTTGGGCTTGGTGCTGGAATTGCTTCTACCGCAAATAGCAAGCACACGATACCTGCTAAAAACCACCAGATTTTGTGTTTCATAGAAATCAGACTATTTGCTGCCACGCTGCTCCCCCGGCTGGCCATATCCACAATGTGCCAGCAGCGGTATTGGTGTAGAGATTTGTTTTTGTAGGATCGGTTGGTGCAGCCACAGGGTCAATGACGCCATCAGAATTGAAGTCTGAACCTCCACCACCCCCGCCGCCATTAGTGGCAATTTGGCAGAGTAATGAAAGTTCGATCAATTGCTGCTGACCTGCCGGTAAACACTGGAAACAGGATGCTTCCGCCAAAAGAGTTTCAACATCACACACGCTATCATCTCCATTTGCGATCCTGCACAATAAGCTGAGCCGGATCAGGTTCCATTGTCCTGGGGGTAAGCACTGCCAACAACTGGCATTGCTAAGCAAGGTTGTTATATCGCAGGCCACGTTATGCCTCCGATGGTGGAACAGCCATGGCCCCTAACCGATCCTCTGATTCTTCCATGGTGGATCGGTTTGGCTTTTCTTCTTCTTTTTCGTCTTTTTTGAGATATGAAATCTCGTACTCATCATCGAGAACACTAACCACTTCGACCTCGAACTTAGATCCAACCTTCATCCCCGGACACAGTGATTGGTTGACCAGCGCGGTTTGTTCTCCTTCATCCTTGTCTTCCACAGATTCGGGTGCTTCCTGTGCCTCGCTTGGACCGGCTTCGTCGTTATAGAAATCAGCCATATTTTTGGGGCTTCCATCCACTTGATTAGAAGCGGTTTCATTGTGTAAAGGGGTTGGGCACTTATCAAGCACCCAACCCCTTCACGGACGGTTTTAAGCCACGTGCTCCAGGAAGTTCATTTCCAGATTAGCGCAAGTCGTGCCGGCCACGACAATGTTGCTGCCGGAAACGGACCATGTGCCAAGGAAGTCAGCGTAAGTGTTTAACTGTGTCACCAATGCCGCCAATGTAGTGGTGCCAGTAATAGCAGCATGGCTGACGGGTGAACCATCGCAAACAATGGTGTCCTGAGCGATCTCGTAGGTCTGCGCACTGCCGTCCCCATGAATTGCTTTGTTCGGGGTGAACGTAAGCTCATAGGTGGTGTCGCAATCGCCATTGGCCGAATTGTAATCTTGAGAAGGATAGCCAGGGTCGCTGTTGCACGGCTGCACGACATAGACGCACATCGGTTCGCGTTTATGGAAGATGCCTTCCACGAACTCGGTCATCAACGGGCGAATAGCCAGTTTGAAGTCAGCCACGAACATTCCTTTGTTGCGCAGGAAGTTCTCGATAGCGCGGCCATTTTCGTCTTCGCCAAGGTTATCCATGACGAACTGCCATTTGCCGCCGAAGTTACGGCTGGAATATGGCATCTCAGGATTAACCGGAGTAGCATCGGCAACCAAGGCTTCCATACCCATCTTGTGCCAGATGTAGCTGATCGCATATTGCGCAGCGTCGAAGTCAGGATTAGCGATACGGCGCAGACCAGCAGCCCCGCCAGCACCCGTAGAAGGCACGTTCTTGTAGGGCAACACAACCTGATAGCGGTAACGATTGGGAGCACTGCCAGCGCCCAAGTCCTGCTTGTAATTGAAGCGCAGGCCAGCCCAATCGGTGCGAACCATGAAGTTGCCAAGCTGCCCGGAGTAGCCATAGCGCCAATACTTATTGGCTGAACCCCATTCTTCAAAGCGCCAGTTGGCTTGCACATTGGGGTTATTGCCTCCACCAACACCAACCGATCCACCTAATCGATCAAGGCTCCAGCAAGTGGCAATGTCTGTTACCAACTCAATGAACGGAGCGGTTTCTTTGAATGGATTCTTGCCGCCGTAACCAATGCGCATGAGCGGCTCAAACCGGCGTTGCAACATCTGTGGAGTAAGCAACCCAAGGCCAGTGGCGTCTGTGCCGCCGATGTTCGGTGCTACCGATGTGTCAAAGAAGATTTCTTCATCGCCATTTGGTCCAACTGAGAATGTGAATGTGAAATCGCTTTGGGTTTTGTTAGCCGCCCATTTCTTGCCAGCGTTGATCAAGGCGCGTTTGCGCATGAAGCTGGACATAATCGCGGCAGTCGAAGGCTTTAGAATGTCGCTGATGATCTGGCGGAAATGTTCACGAGCATGAGTGATGTGCATCTCCTGGTCGTAGCAAAGCAATGGAGTCTTCCAGCTTTGTTCCTCAAGGAAGTAACTCAACCGAGTAGCGCCCCAGCCGATGCTATGACGTGCCTTATCGCAAGGTGTTCCAAGGCAATTACCGGATTGGGTGCGATCCCATTGCTTGGTGGTGTCGGGCCACACGTCATTGAAACGGTCTAACGTGTGCTCTACGCCACTATATGAAGAAAAAGTTCCAGTCTTCATATTGAGTATCCATGAGTCCACTGGCGTAATATCTTCCAAAATGAGACGATCATAGACCGGCATTTGATCCACGAGGAATTGTGAAAAATTACAGGCCGAAATCACTGTAGGGTCTGGACAACCGGGCATAAAAAATTCTTTCTAAGTGTTAGCAGTTAGCACAATTGCCCTGCTAGGGTTAATCTGCTACGGGAGTTCTGCCCTCACCGCCCCTGCGTTCGTAATTACGCTCAGGCTGCGACTTCTTGCAGTCGCTAGAATTTAGAATGTCCGTCTTTTATTAACGTGGTTGATGGTTCCACGGAGGGTTGGTATCTCAGCCAACCTGTGCTCAGCACTCGCTCGGTCAATGACCGTCTGATACACCGACTACTACGCTACACCAAAACTGTCAATGGATTATTTTAGGAGTTTGTCCAATTGGTTAATCCTTGGATTAGCGACCTGCACACTTCTTTGAATTCGCTATCCAGTTTGCTGCCCTTCATTTGATTGATCGATTCATGTACAAACCGAAGGTTAGATATATGGTTTGTTCCATTTCTTGAAACGGGAACAATGTGATCTAGTTCAGCATTTATTCCCGGAGTTAAAACAACTCCAGTGATGGCGCAAAGCCCTTTCTGTTGATTCCACAACAGTAAAAGCTCAGTCCATTTGCACCTATTTCGGTTGGTGTCATTTTTCCTTCTTTTTGAATTGGCTACAATTATCAACCAGTGCTTCAAACAGAATCTTGTTTTCCCTACCAATGGTTCTGTGCAATTTGACGTGGATACACATAGTCCATCTTTGATTTTTAATTGTCGTTTGTGGTAATATCCTTTCCGATTTGCAAGTATTGCAGCTTTGTTTTTGTCGAAACGAACCTTCATTGCATCTCTTTTTTGCTGCCTTTGCGCTTCGGATAATGCGTTCCATGCTGCCAGCCTTTTTTCTTTGTCTATTTGTTTTTGTTCGGCGGTCCACTTTGAGCGCCATTGCTTTGCGTATTCGTTCTTGGCCTTCCTTTGTTCTGGTGTCGTCGACGGGGCAAATTTTAGAATTTAGGTTTATGCACTTCACTGCACGTCACCGCCGATTGAAGCAAATTAAGCGTTCAGAATCAATCACTTTTCTTTGAAATAACTTTGTCATCCTCCATGATGGCATCAATGAGTGCGTCTAGGGTTGCATCATTGGCTATAACATGTTTGGGATAATGTCGTTTGGCTTCGGCGTCGAATCGAGTTAACGGAGAAAATTTGTTGAATGCATTTAGTTCAAGCCTGCAAACATCAATGCCTCTGAGTCGATCCGCGATGATGCTTCGTTGGAACGGATTTAGGCTGGAAGGATCAACGTCAATTGTGACGATGGATTTTTCGATGTTGATGCCTCGGCGGAAAGCTTCGGCTTGATTGACCTCGAATCGTAGTTTCATAATCTGTAAACCGATAATAATAATAGTCCCAAGAACCATTCCTGAGACGGGGCCGATTGAAGCAAATTAACGGGTTTGAGTCAACTAAATTAGATATTTCCAAGCAAACCAGATTTGGACAAGATGCCAAGTATTATCTACGACGATTAGTGACCAAGGAGCAAATGGCGGTTGAGTGAATCCAGATTGGCCTGCGTGCTCCATGCACCACTTCACAATGTATGTTCGATCCTGAATAAAATGCGTAACGAACAAGAACGCACAGGGAATCAATCCCCATTGGGTAAAATTGAATACTGAAAGAGTCCAAAGGAGGCAATGAACAAAGCACGGCCAAGAATGTTTCTTTTTATTGAGGGCCATCCAATCGTTTTGCATTAGATAATCGCCTACCATGTGACCAATGAGAGCAGAAGCAAGTGTTTCCATAAGTTTATACCAAGGATTATTCAAATCCCCACTCCACTTTTCACTTCCTCAATGACCATGGCCAGCCCTTTTGGTGTGAGTGAATCAGTGATCTTGCGCGAGGTGTATCGGTTTAGTTTGCCTTCAGCGGTAGAGTATTCACTGAAGATGTAGAATCCGGTGCTGGATGGTGAATAGCGCAAACCAACCATGGCGTTCTTGTGCCGTTTGGAAAGGATGTCACCGATGATGGATAGTTCGGACATCAGAGATGGAAGCGTGATGGCTTCTGGCGTTTCTACTTTTGATGAATTGGTTTCTAGTAATGCTGGGAGTGTTTCGGCTATATCCGGCATAGCAGGCGGCACCGTCTTGGCTAATTCGGCGTGCATTTCATCGGTGATTACAGGATTCTTTGGCGGCCTTCCGGGACCGCGTTTGATTGTTGGTTCAGTCATAAAAGTTTATCCGCAGCATGTGCAAACGATGAAAAGACCCGTTTCAGTATTTTTCCCGATATGTCCACGTCCATGACAGTGTTTACAAGTGGGATCTGGTTTGCACCTTAGCTTGATAGTATCGCTCGCCTTGTCTGCCATGGTTTTATCGAAGGCATGGCGGCGATCTTCGACTTGTTCAAGGCGCAGAATGCGGGCATCGGCGTTGTTGATGCGTTTGAATAACAGAGAGAACTCGAACCAAACAATTGCAACGAATGGAAACGAAAACAGAATGAACACGATCCAGACCATGATCAATGGAACTTCGGTTGCGCACGTTTCTCAAGTGAACCAAGCACGCCTTCCATGGTATCGGCGGCAGCACCGACTGTCTTAGTGGCGTCAGAATCACCTTCCGCTGTGCCAGGTTCAGACTTCTTAAAGCCTTCCAGTTCCTTTTCCAGTTCAGCAATGCGAGCTTGTCCGGCTTTAACATCGCGCACCAACCGATTGAAACTTGCCGCTTTATTGCGCATGGCAGCAGCACGGCCAAGAATGGCTTCACGCTGCTCTTTGGACAGGCTTGGATCACGTGCATTCTCTCTGGCAGCACGGTCGAACTCAGCTAGCCCTCGTTCCAACATCTTATCACCTTCTTCGTCGATTGGTTTGCCATCTTTGTCTTGGCCCTTAGGCAGCACGAACGGTTTCCACTGGTCCGGGACAGATTCAGGCTTAGTGGCGGATTGCCAGTGTGACTCGATCTCTTTGGAAACTTTGGAACTGGTTTCGTGATATTGCTTTTCACGATCTGCGCCTACCTTCTTGTATTCTTCAATTGCCCCGTTCATGGCGTGCCCAGCCTTCTCCACTTCAAGCATGTGCGGAGTGACCAAACTGGCGCGTGAACCAAACATCTGTTCGAGTTGAGTGGCGGCAGCTTCGGGATCGTGCAGGTAGTTTTGCATGATCGAATCAAAATCATCAGCAGTAGCGGCTCGGCTGTTACCTTCAGCATCAGTCACTTTCAGGCGAGACAACATTTGCCGGCCCCGATTCCAGGCATCGTTGAACGGCTGTTGATACTTGGATTTGAACTCAGGCGACTTCTCGTAACTGACGTAACGAAATTCATCTTCAAGTGCCTGCTTCTCTTTCAGGGCGGATTCAAGGCGTTCAGAGAGTGACTTGATCTCCGGGTTGTCCTCTGGCTTGATGGATTTGACCTTCTCCAACTCAGCCTTAAACGTGTCACGTTCCTGTTCAGTTTTTTGTAGCTTTTCACGTAGGAAATCAGCAGGCTTCTTTTGCTTTTGTTCGACAGCCTTTGGATCGGTTACTTGCTTGGCGGGATCATCGGTCTTTGGTTCTTCTGCTGCCTTTTCATCCGGTTTAGGTGGTGGAGTTTCTTTGGCTTTTTCAGGAGGCTGTTCTTGTTTGGCGGCTTCTTTAGCTTTCTGAGATGGATGCGGTGGGATTGTCCCCGGTTCATGAGATGGTGGTTTGGCGAACTTGTCGAGTGTGGAAAAGGAGCTTTCAAGGTTTTTGCCTGTGCCAAAAGATGAGCCTGAACGTGAACCGCCAAGCGCGGCGGCATCAGCGGCGGCATCAGCAACAGAGGCAGGAGCTACGGGGGCTTCGGCTGGCATAGTTATGTGCGTTTCAGATTGTCGTGATCGGGACGTGGTGGAATGTCTATGGTCTTGGAAAGGTTCAGGAGCACTTTAACAAATTCGCGAGCACCTTTCTGGCGTACTCCACTTTCAACGGCAGCAGCTTGTTGATCGTCCAAGGTTTCACCGTATTGGAGCAGGGCAGAATCTATGGCATCAAGGAAGGTTGGGTTGACTACAAGTTGACTAAGGAAAGAGCGACGGTCTGGACTGGCATTGAATCTGGCTTTAGGCGACATCATGTCTTAAATTCTAAACAGTGATCATTCAGTCCATCTTCAAGCTAATGGTTTCCCAAGTGTAATGGCCCATGTAATCTATGGGGTTAAATGGAGTGTCCACTTCCGTCATGGCTTGGTTTAGATTCCAGCGTTCATTTTGTGGGAACATTTCTGATTTAAGCTTGAGCGCCAATAAAGTCCCAGCGACGAAGGCGGCAGCTTTTTGGAAGAAACTTCGGCGGTTCATTCTGCCGTGGATGATTCCTTGGGTTTGGCTTCCTGTCGAGCAATTTCCGCAGCGGTCTGGGCGGCTTTAGCAGCAATGTCCGCTTGCACCTCAGCGGCTTGGCGTTCCATGTCCATACGGTGCTGATCCTGTTGCTCGCGCATTTTTTGGTCAAAGGCGACCTGTTTTTGGGCAACTTTCATTCCGTGGCTTTGGCGGGCGGACTCGCGCTTGGTCTCGGCAGTGAGTTTAAGTTCTTCAACTTTGGCCAGAGATTCTGGAGACATTCCGGCTTGTCCATTTTGTTCTGCCACAGCCTTGCGTTGTTCCTGTATTCGTTGCGCAAAACCTTTGACTTCGTTCAGGGCTTTACCAAGCACATCCCGCATCTGCTTAACGGTTTGACGTGACTCAGGATCTTCGGAAAGTTTGATCAAATGCTGTGCTACGCCGTTGCCGTTTTTTCCACCAACAGGATTGCCTTCAATATCCTCACCAGCAATTGCCAGCAATCCAACAATTTGATCGGGTGTGGCCATGTTGTTTTGCATGGCTTTGATCTTTCCAATCTCATGCTGCATGGAGTTAAGGAGCGCGGTGGCATACTCATCATGAGCCACGCCTTCCTTGAACGCCATCGGTAATCCAGCCAAAAGCACAGCAGCAGCGCGTTGAGCGTCGTCTGTGGCGTAACTGGTTGAAGGTTCATTTGGCACCAAATCATCAGCACGCGCCGGATCATCCGTGATGGCTAGAGTGACATCACGCAAGATTCGCCGTTGCGCACTTGGATCGTAGAGATTGCGATACTGCATGAGCAACTGAGTCGTGGCCATTTCCAGCGTCTTGTTGCCAGCGCCAAGGACTTGTTCAGGCTCAATCTCCCACGCTTCTGGCACCAGAATCTTTTCCGGCACACCACCACGAAGGCAGTTATTGCGGAACTCGCGCACTTCATGGTCACGCGAGTTTTTCTTGCAGAATCGTCTAAAGATTTCGATGAACTCAGATTTCTGATAACGATAAGCTTGAAGCAACCCGGAGGAAATCAGAGCAGTCTGAGTGTTCAACTCAGTCATCACTTGAAACTTGGTCTTCTCGACATTGCCGGGATCTGAGTAGTTCTGTGAAGGCCGATAGGACGAAGCGTTTTCTTGGATGATCTGTGCGTTTTGAAGCAATCCACCTTCTGCTAAGGCTTGATTAGGATTCCAGCGTTCATTTTGTGGAATGAACTTCACTGTGTTGTCGATGATACCGCGTGAGATCAATTCCACCTTCAAAGCGCGTTCAGCGTCATCCAGTGAATCTACCCGCATGTACATCATCAACGTTTCAAAAGAAGCTTCAGAGAATTTGCAGCGCAACCGGTTTTGAAGATGACACACGGCATAGAGCAACCAGCCAAGGCCGCGCACGGAATGATATCGGAAGGGTCCAACGGCAGAGAGATCCGCGAATTGCCAGGTAACCAGTTCAGACAAGCGCGAGCCGTATTTTCTGTTACCAGGATTGTAGATGAATTTGTCTGAGCTAAGTTCTTCCCCTTTACTGTTGCGACGGCGTGATGGAACACTGTTTGGTGTGACACCACCAATGCCAGGAGGTTGATAAGCATCCAACACCATGCGCCTGTTCCAACCCTGCACATTGTCGTTATCGTTCCAAAAATAAAAGTCCCAACAGTTGATCGTAGGAACTGCATCTGAGGCATACAAACCACCATCGCCCTTGACTCGTTCAGCCATCTTCTCTGGCGACCAGATTTCAGGCCAGGTTGTGCCCATCAATATTTGCGCCTCTTGATCCACCCATTTGATAGCGGCTTCAGCTACATCAACATTCCAGCCAGGATCAACTTGTGGACCGTGAATTAGTTTTGAAAGTTGGTTGGCGGTGTAAGCGCGGTAGATGGCGAAGAATGGCAGGTTCTTCATGGTGAGAAGTGTGTTCGATGGAACAAACACATCTTCAACACCGAGCGCATCAGGGCACCATCCGTCACGATCACCCCAAGCGGCAGGGCCAATGCCGTGCAGAACGCAAAGAGCAATCTTGGAACGCAGAGTTTCGTAATAGACCGGATTATTCTTCATGATCCGGTTTACCTGAGTGCTGACTACAGTGGAATAATCCTGCCGTTTATGTTTTGGACCGTAATCAGTTTTGGCAGTGTAGAATCGTCCCGGTTTAAGGAGGGCATTGTTATATTGGCGACGGGCATCTAAGGCTAGCTTTGTGCCTTCCAGAAAGTTGACATTGACGTTGATGCCGTTATCTCGTCGTTCCTGATCGGTGTATGGAGGTGCGCCATTGAATGCTTCATCGATCAGGGCACGATTCTGGGATCGAGGAAAGTCAGCTAACCGCAGTTGCCAGCACAACGACTCTATACTCTCCGCTGATCCAAATTTCATAAGGATTTACTGATCAATGACCTAACCCTTACGCTTGAGCAGGCTTGGCGTCAATCACGTCTTAATAGATTCTCCATGCAAGTTCGGAATGTTGGACCTCGATGCCAGTGTCCGGGACTTCCGGGTTCATACCATTCCCATTCACCGGGAGAGCAAGTGCCGTCTTTGCTAGTGGTTTTGTGGCGGTATAGAAATCCTATTGGCACCAGTCCACTTTCAATGGCTTTTAACAAATCTTCGTCAGTTAGGTTGCTCATATAGAGATGATTTTCGGATCGTTTTCGTGAGCTTTGCACTCATCCAATATTTGCTCCTTGGTTCGGAGCGTGTGCGTGCCGTAACCTCGTTCCTTGTTGCGTTGCGTCAATCGTGGTCCACGATCCCGTGTCTCACGTTCCACCCAGAAACAAGGGTCAGCATTTGCCCAATGTGAACCAGACCATTCCCGGCCAACCAAGAGTGGCGTTTCAGATTCAATATTGTGATTGCCCGCCCCCATCTTAATCGTTGTGTTAGGTCGGAACACGCACGGCTTAATGTGTCCGCCATCGTCTTGCAAATCTGTGATCCCGTGGAGTCGTTGTGGGACAGGATGCCGGGTTCTATCTATGTCTGAGTCATTCTTGTGCCTCCAGACCCGCACCATGTGGGAATAAATTAGTGATCCATCCTCCTGCTCTAAAACTACGCGGGGATTTAGTCCATACGGTGTGGGGAAAATGAACTCGTCCATGTCCACCAAAACCACCCAATCAGACATAGACTGTCTCACTGCTTCATTAACCCAATTGGTTTTATCCTCGTCATCGAATAGATGATCGTCTCGGCGTCGAGTAATGAGAGTGATAGAATCCGCCCAATCATAGTGTAAAAAGAAAAGGGGGGCCAAAAATTCCTCCCTGAAGTAACTTGCGATCACTTGGACGGTCATGGGCGTTTTGTGATGATGCAAAGCTCCCGGTAGAAGTGAAGCGATTCCATATTACCTCGGCTCATGTTGATTCGATCACAGAGCAGCTTCACGAAGTCAATGGTGTTTCCGAATCCAGGACGATTGCAGTCAGGAACGTAAGCCGCGCCAAGGTCTTCGATGCAATAAAGCCCCCCGGGTTTAAGGTGCTGCCAGAGGCACCAATAAGTAGTTTCAATCTGGTCGTTGCGGTGCCCTCCATCATCGATCAAAATATCGATCTTCGGCTGGTTCTCGATGAATGTGCGCCAGAAATTTTTGTCCATCTGATCGCCTTGCAGGAAGGTGTAACGTTCGTGCGTCGGATTTTCTCTCTTTTCGATGTCAACGCCGGTGATTCGCGCATTTGGGAAGTAGTCAAGCCAGAGAAGAATGGAAGCCCCCATGTTGACTCCGATTTCAACCAGATGAATCGGCTGCTGGCGCAACTTCTCAAAATATCGTTCATAAACAGGAAGGTATCCCATACCGTCCCCTGAACGCTTGTCAGTCCAAAGCTTGTAATCCGTCTCAATGTGAGCAAGTTCGTCCAGAGTCATCAACTGTTTATCTTTCATAGTTTTAAATCTTCAAGTGTTGGCCAGCCGGGATAAAAATCTGTTATCTTTGGGCGTTTTGGTCCTCGCCCGATCCACGATTCCGCTTCATATCGGTTTGCCCAAATGGGTTCCGGCAGAGGGGGTAAAGTTGCGGCGTATTCACTGGTACACCACCAATAATTTCCGCCAAACATGGGCGTAAGAATAGTGCCAGGATGTTGTTCCGGGGTGAGCCAGTGACAACCACAAGCATCAGAACCTTTGTCGAGCGCAGCAATGCACTTACGCCATTGCCATACGTTGTAATGTTCCATGCGCCGCCTCCATCCGTCAGCTTGATTTGGAGTGCTAATGCCTTTGGAATGATGGTAGAGCACATACCAACCGGGGTGGTCGATTGCCCAGCTTCGGAGTACGTTCAGAGTTGGTATCTCAGTAGTAGCGCCCTGACCATGGCAAATGATTGTGGCCTTAGTGGGACATAAACATGCAATGGCCATCGCATCGGTATCGCTTCCATTTACTCCGATATAGATCGATGTAGCAGAATCCGCCAACCCGCTTTTTTTCATCGCAATCATTTGAACTTCAATCAGACTTATGGCGTAATCGGTATCTATGTGGCGTTCTTTGCTGGAAAGAAGGCTGTGATAGTAAACGGCGACTTGCTTCATGGGCAATGTTGGTCAATGAACAGCGATTCTTCTCGTGATATGTTCTGCCAATTTTGAATTTCATAAACTCCAGCCCACGTCACCATAAGCGGATCAAACCCGTTAGACTTGGCCCATAGAGCGATAGAGTTTTCGCCATGCTCGAAGTTGTAGCGGTCATGGTTGGCGACTCGTTTTGGATAGGAATTTAGAAGTTCTGGCGGAAGCCAGAATGCCGTGGTGCGAAGATGCTGCCTGGGAACTTGAAACCCCCAAGCCCCATAAACGGTAGGACCATACGACTCATATGCACGGACAATTTGATCGAGCCATCCGGCCTTGTGAAAATAGATAGGAGATCCCATGCAAATCATCAAATCACACTCAATGGCATCAGCGGCAGCTTGGTAGGCACCAATGTCTTTCCCGGCATTATTATGCTGGAAAAATTGGCATGGCAAAGGATCGAATAATTTCTGGCACCATTTTCCAATTTCAATACTACCATTGATGGCAACGTGGACAGTATGATCTGATTCACCGGGAGGATTCTTGATATAGGTGTTTACGAATCGTTTTGCCATTGGCACATAAATATGATCCGAAACCGTTGGGTGGATATACACTATGGCTATACGCATCTAACATTCGTGGAAAACTTAATTGCCCCACGTTCCAAATCCGGGGCGGTTCTGTTCATTTGATGGCTCGAACCATCGTGCTTCCAGTCCGCAAAGCTTCTCGTCGAAGCGCATCAGTGAAGCGAGTTGGTAAGGCTCTGCGCCACTCACAGGATCAAGGATAAGGGAAGACACCGGAAGCAGTGGGCTTTTGGCGCAACGGAAATCGCCCCTCGGATCGTTGAACCCAAGTCCTGGCGTGCGGTTTACCAGATGGCGGCAGTCTTTGCAGAATTTATTTTCCATGATAGTCCTTCGATTGTTCCACGTGGAGCACTACGCAGAGTTACGCTCTTTTTCTTCCGCCAAAATCCAGCAGCGTGAGTCCAGAGCTTTTCGGGTTTCCAGACCCATGTGCGCAAGTTTGAATTCCAGAGGAACATGGACGAGCAACTTGAGCGGACAAAGGCACGCCTGACAAACTCCGAGCTTCTCGTCCACGGTAGTTTTCAAGTTGCGATCTGATGCTCGCTCAAACTGCCGTTTTATGATTTCACTAGCGGGTTTGGTAAACCATTCTTCAAGTCCTCCTTGGCCGTTGACTGGACACTTGATGCAAATTTCAGCCCTTTTTTGGGATAAAATCCCTCCAACTGCCGGCGCTTTTGAATCCATCCAGTCATTCAAACTACGAACGCCCTGCCACACCTTTTTAACCTTATCCGCCGCAGCACTTAGTTGCTTTCCCGCGAAAGGTGACAGGGCTTTGAATTTTGGGGGTGGAGACTCCGTAGGTGCAGGAATAATAAATTCGGTCCAACCCTTGGACTCACAGATGGCGGCGTTAAACCTATCAACTTCATTGGCAACGCTCTCGTAGTCAGTGGCCCATTTGTGCTTTCGAGCCAAAGCAGGATTCCCAAGGCGATGTGCAATCACGGCATTGACGATGGTATCGAATGAGGACCATGGCGTAGAGTGCCATTTGGTTTCAGGCTGAGTGAATCTCATCCCGTTTGGGACTTGCATCTGCCGGTTCTTAAGCATTGCCATGGCCAATGGATGCCATTTCAGACTGAGTAATTCAACTCATATCTGTTACGGATGGCTTCGGCGCGTTTACGGAGATCGTCTTTCCACTGAACGCTTTTGGGTCCAAGCGTGACTGCTTGGCCATGTTTGATCACGAATCCTTTGCGTCTTGCACCCTCTACAATGATGCAGGCCCAATCTGCCAAGTCAGGGGAACAACCCATTCGCAACTTGGTTTCTTCCTTAGTTTCGACCTCGCGTCGGTCCCCTCGAACCATATACCACTCACGCATTCCAAATTCTTCGGCCACTTCTTTTGGCATCATTCGGCTCTGTCTGGCCTCAACCAGATAGCGAACACTGAACCAATATTCTGTGACTCGCTTTGAATAGTGTTCGTCACAACGCTTTAGCCGCTTCTGGCGGGTCTGTGGATCAAGGATGAACAAATCTCCAGCAACGGGCCGTGGTGTTGGTGTTCCACCAAATTCAACAGGGTTTACTTGGGCACTCCAAAGTCTTCCAAAGCTTGTGCCCAACGATCCCCTGCCGGTGGCATCGAAGTAAACGTTCTCTGGCGGAATGCCGTTCACATCACAGTCTGCTTTTACAAACTCAGCTATTTGATCCTCAGCGATCTTGTTCTCCAGTTCGCTCATTTTGATAGGGATCAATACCGGAGTGCTGAACGCGATGACCCATTGCCCGTTAACATCTTCACCGACTTCAGCAAATCCACCAACGCAACGGTCCCCGCCATAGCTGGCGTCAATGGCGTAAATCTTGAACCCAACGCCATTCTTCCAGATGACTTCATCAAACGCACCGAATGTCTTGCACATAGCATAGGTTAAAATCCGGTGCTCCAGTAGCCCGACTTTCCTTTTACCAATGACCTGAGTCCAGAAGGCGCTTGAGTCTGGCCCGCACCGCTTCAGGGTGCGCTGAATATCACCATCGTTAATCAGGTATGGGTATCTGTTCTTTGGCTCATCGTTGTTTGGACTGTCTCGGCCATCAAGGTTTATGGTGACTCCACCCCATTTGTTTTTCCAAACTTCAGTCTTTTCAGTCTGTGGCTCAGTGCCCCATCCATCAATTGGTTCAGACATCTTGTCCGCTGGATCGCCTTGCCCGATTGGGTTATTGCACCCCACGAACTTGAAATCCCCTTTATCCAAGTGCTCGACTGAATTCAAATATGGAGCTTTCATAAATTGAAGCTCATCGGCTAACAGTCTTCTGCGCTCCTGCTTGATGCCGCAAAACTTCTCAATACCTACCCATTCACCGGAGCCACCGACACACGGAACACAAAGCATCCCTTTCCTGATGTCTCTGGTTTGGCAATTCTCGCCAAGATCATCGGTGAACAATCCATGCATGTAATCGACAACTTTGCCGGGAAGCCATGGGTGAATTTCTTTTGCTTCCGTAAACAGCTTCTTTAATTCACCCCAAACCCTTGTCTCCAACCCCCTTAATTCCGTGGATGAAACGAGTATTAAGGTGTTGTTTGGGTTTGCGAAGTAATCAGTAAGTCCAAACTTTGCCAAAGCTACGGTTGTTTTGCCTGTGTCCTTTGGGCCAGTAACGATTGTAAGTCTCTCCTGAAGGATTGTGCTTAGAATCAAGTCAGACCAGCGGTGATGATCGTGGGTGGGCCATAACAATTTCTGAGCGTTTTTGTAGTGTTCAAACTGATTAAGATCCCACTGCACATAATTCCTCATGCAGTAAAACTCTATCTCCAAGTCTGGAGTTGTAGGCTTCCACCTGATGCCGTACTTGAGGAAGGAAGGTTGTGGCTTTGCCATATTTTAAGTTGCGCAGAAGGTGAACCCTATTACTTTCAGAGTCAATGGCATCTGATGGTATCCGGTTGGTTGATGGCTCTCTTGATTGGAGTCAGGGCATAGACTCAAGTCGTCCTACTACTATCGCTGGTCCGAACAATCCACATGGATTGAAGCGCAATCAACTCGCTATGCTCAATAATGGCACAGTGCGAGGTGGAGGCATCAACACTCGCACAGGCCAAACGCCAAGGATTCAAGGCGCTAGCTGGAGTGGGCTTTACAATGGTGGTTGGATGTATCAGCCATCTTCAGATGCTAATCCATATTTGATTCTTGGAGTGGGCGGCAAAATTTGGAAGGTGGATCTCGACACCTACGCCCTTACAAATCTAAGCACAGCGTTCGGGAAAAGTCTTCCAGCTACAGAACCACTTTACCATTTCACTCAAGGTTCAGACTACGCAACCGGCAAAGAGATACTCGTCATTCAAGCCGGGGATTTGGTGACGAACCCGTTGTTTTGGAATGATGTTGCGTTGACTCAATCCAATGGATTCATCGCGCCCGGTAATCCCGGAAATCAAATCCCGCCAGCAACCGCCATGGACTATTACATGGGGCGCATCTGGTATGCTCGCGGTCGATTCTACATCGCTGGTGACATTACTGGCCCCGGAAAAAGCATCATTGCCACAACCGAGAATCCAATGGCCTTGGCCGGTGACGGGCTTTCAGTTCCATCCAGTGCAGGAAATATTCGGATGCTGGCACATACAGCGGAACTCGACACCACGCTTGGTCAGGGACGATTATTGATTGGCACTACCAAGTCGATCTATCGCTGCAATGTGCCGGTGACGCGGGATGATTGGACGAACCCTAACTTCGCCAACCTACAACCGCTTCAAACTGTGGCACAGATCCGATATGGGCCAGTTGGCGACAGAAGTGATGTAGTGGTGAATGGGGACTTGTTTTATCAGACCCTTGAACCGGGCATTCGCAGCCTCACGTACTCACTGCGATACTTCCAACAATGGGGTAACACCCCTATCAGCCGAAACGAGAACCGGATATTGAGATTCAATGACCGAGCTTTGCTCCGCTATTCCAGTGGGATAGAATTCAACAATCGCTTATTGCAAACAGCACTCCCTTTTCTTACCCCTGTGGGTGTAGCGCACCGAGCTATCCTCCCACTGGATTTCGATTTGATTAGCACTCTTGAAGAAAAGTTGCCCCCTGCATGGGAAGGACTTCTTCAAGGTGTCAATGTGCTACAACTGTTTGAAGGTGACTTTGGTGGATTGCAGAGAGCCTTTGCAGTCGTGGCATCGCAGACAAACGAGATTGAAGTTTGGGAGCTGACCAGCGATCAACGATTTGATGTGGGTGATCGGCGCATTGAGATGGTGATTGAAACACCAAGCTTTACTTGGGGTGATGTGTTCAGATTGAAGGAATTGGACACGATGGAATTGTGGATCGATAAAATGTTAGGCCGCGTTTCCTTCCAAGTACTTTACCGTCCAGATCAGTATCCCTGTTTTTTGCCATGGATGCAGTGGGAGGAATGCACAGCTAAAGATTGCACGGAGGATGCCGATGATCCGTGCGCTTATCCAACACAGCCATTCTGTGAAAGCTTCAAAGCGACTATGATGCTTCCGAAGCCAACTCCTAGCTGCATCAAGGTAAGTGGGCGGCCAAGCACTTTGGCATACCAATTTCAAATCAAGCTCGTAATCAAAGGTTGGTGCCGAGTCCGAGGCATCCTTGTTTATGCACTGGACAAAGGCAAGCAACCCTATCAAGGAATTGTGTGTTAGAATTCAACGAAAGATAAATTATGGCAGCAACGGTAGTATTTTCAGAGAGCAATGGTGCTGGAGAAACAGTCACCAGCAACATCTCGAATGTGAGTTACGGGAGCGTTGATCAACCCAATATTGTCGCCGCCAATCATCCTGTTATCATTGGCACTAACGCATTTTCAAAGATGGTGCGAATGCAGGTAACGGCTATGGGTGGTTCAACCAGTCTGAGCAACTTCAAGCTATGGAAATCGGCTGGAGTTTATCTGGCTGGCGAACAGTTAAATTCAAACACTACGGCATTTCCATCTGAGGGAACGTATGCTCAGCCATCTCAGGCATTGTTGAATTATGGAGCTATTCAAACCAGCTTGCCAGGGTCCACGAATCTTTATATCGGCGGGGGCGCCGGGGGAAGTATCATTGCGCCAGGATTCACTGATTATTGGCGTTCTCAGACCGTTAGTAGCCTGTTGACTCCAGAGGCCAACGGAAACCAGAAAACTATCAGCGTTCAGTGGGATGAGGTGTAAATGGAACCGACAACTCCGCAACCGTTTCTGCCCGCGTGGACGGCAACTGCTGGATCGATGCGCGAAAATGGTTCCGGACTGCTTTCGCGCCATTTGGTGCCTCAGAAAGACTTGCTGGATTCGTTTGTGTTGCATTTGGGGTTTGCCAAGCTGCTGGTTCAGCCGAGGGTTGGGCGTATTAAGCTTGATGGGACCACTAAATTCTCAACAGGCGAGCAAGGAAAACTGGTGTGGTTTCGGAGGATGCAAAAGAGCATCGCCACGCACGACAAGACGAACGACGCAGCAGAATGTTTATGGTATGGTGTGGGGTTAGAGCATGGTGGTAAAAGATTTGGATACAGACTTTATGCTGACGGCAGTTTGAGGGAGGGACTGGATGCCTAGTAAAACAACCACTAGTGATGTCTCATTTGTTGGACCTAAAAGTTCCAGCATTACTAGCGATGTCTCGTTTTCTGTTTTTGCTACGCAAAAAATTCAAAGTGATGTTTCTTTTGCACCAAATAAGCCAACCTTAACATTAGTAAGTGATGTTGCGTTTGCTGTAATGCAACAACTCCCAACAGGCGAACCAAGTCCACAACCAGTTTGTCCTAATGTTCTGAAGTCGTGCCTACCTTGCCTAGATGATCCTACGAGTAATTATTCAAGTGAAGACCCAGATTTAGTCATATTTTGCGCGACCGCAACTTACCGTGTCACCAATCCACCATTAGGCGAGTGTGGAGGCATCGGCGGTCAAGACTTGGCTTGCACACAATTTTGTTGCTCTGACATTTCTCAGACCGATGCGCAGTTGTGCGCGTTACGAAAAGCACAGGAATGTGTGCTTGGAGGTGAGCCATGAGTTGTCTGCCGCCAGGATGTCCGCCTAACTGTCCTCCACCACCGAATTGTCCACCGGATTGCGATCCGTGTCCTCCCAATTGTCCACCAAACTTTTTTTACAATCAGACAGTGTCTTGCGATGTGATTTGCGTAGATGGGTTGCCGTTCACATGGACTGTGCCAGCCAATATCGTAATTGGAAGAACTCAAGTTGAAGCAAATTATTTGGCAACCAACTTGGCTTGTTCAAGGGCCAGGGTAGGGAAGATTTGCTTTTTAACCAATGGACTTCCAAACGGACAACTAAATGTGCCGTACGATTTTACCGTTCGAGCCATTGGTGGCGTGCCGTGGAGATTCCCATTTTTACCAATAGGCTGTGTTACTTTGGGGGTTGTGCCTTATGATTTTCGTGTTCCAATAACGCCATTTGTTGGATTGCTCCCAACTGGATTAACGTTAGGCTGTTTTGGTGGAGGCAGACCGGGACAGATCATGGGCACACCAACGGTGCCAGGGGATTTTAGTTTCTTTATTCAAGCCACAGATGCAGTGGGTGCGTATCAGCGCAAACAGTTCACGATTCATATCGACGGTGCAATTGATTACGGAACAATCACACCCATCATTACAAGTAATGCCGCTTCATCATGGGGGACTGTTCCAGCGGGAACATACAAAGTAAGCTATGTGAATGGAGCGTTGCGCTACGGAAATAATGCATTCTGGTTGTTGAATATCGCCTTTGCGAACAAGGGTTATTACATCCGTCATTCAGGTGGAACAACCATTGAATTTCCGGGAACGACTGGAACGTATGGAAGTCAGGCCCTTGTGGAGGCAGCGAATGCGGGACGGCAAATCACGATCAATCACACAGGCGGAACAATTGAAATGTTTTTGGATGATTTGAATTACAGCGACAACCATCCGGGAGCGCCAAACCCAACCTTCAGACTTTCTACATGACAAACCCAAAGGAAAGGCGTATGGATTGCCAAATGATAACTCGTCATCGCCCACAAGAACCATTGGCGCTGCATCAGGTATTTGAGAATCAACTTCAGTCGATGGAATTGGCGCACCGTTTTGTAGAACTGAACATGAGTAAGCAGGCGGTGAGCAGCGTGGTGGGTGGACCATTCACGGAAGCATTTTTCAAGAAGCAAGCGATCATGGTGGTTTACGGTGACAACATGGGTTTGTTTGGACCGAAATCACCAAAGGATGAAGTCCTAAAACTGATGGAGGCAGCCAATGCCTAAAGGAACCAAAGTGGCAAGATGCGTGGAGAAGGTGAAGCGCAAAGGCAAGGGGGTGAATGCTTATGCAGTCTGCCAGGCGAGTACGGGCCAAAATTATCACACAGGCCAACCTTTGAAAAAGAAGCGCAAGCCGGATTACTATGCTTAACTAAAACATGAAACCACTTCGTTCTTTCATTCATAAGTTTAGCCTTTTCTTGTTGCAGGTGCGCTGTTTCTTGGTCTTGCGCTTCGGCCTGTTGAGGTGCGAGATGCAAATGATTTCGGATCATGGTTTTAAGTGGAGGTCGTGTGTGTTCGATGCTCAAGTCGTAGAGCTTTTGAAGATGTTCGATGATTTCCACAATATGGTGTGGTGGTACGGATGGCCTAATAAGAAAGATCGAAAATAAGTAATGCCACTTAGAACGCGCTTGCTGGATTTCAGAACCTCTCGTGGCCCCACGGCCATCGGTACGTGTCAGTCCGATCTATCTGGCTGCGCAGCGGCAGTGAATGCAGCGCAACAAAAACTGACCTACTCAGTCGAGCAGGGAGATACTGGCTGGTATGGTTCATGGGTGAAGATGGTTTTCAACGTCGATACAACCTGCAATCCATTCATCACGACACCAAGAGAAGTTGCGCGACTTGAGAATATTGCGGTGTGCAAACGCCCTGTGCCAATTCAGAATCAATTCTTTGAATTCTTGGATTATGGCATTGGCCCTCAGCCGAGGAATCGGCGTGGGCAGAATTGGCTGCAAGGCTATGAACGCGGCACATTCCCAACCTTCTCCGATTTAGTAGCCGGCAGCACGCTTCGAGTTTACCTGACCAATGCCGCTGATGCCGGAAAGCGTGTGCTGGTTCAAGGCACGGACCAGAACGATGACACCATTTATTCGGCTGACGGATTGGTTGAAGTCACTGGCGAATTTCTGGTTTTGACTGCTCCATTCATTGACAGCCAAATCCTGAACAGTCTAACTGGATTGCAAAAGGATGTGACGATTGGGGTAGTGCGATTTTATGAAGTTGATACCGATGGGAACGAGAGATTGATACTCACCATGCAGCCAGGAGAAACCACTGCTGCCTATCGGCGTTATCAGATTGTAGGGATGCCGAAGAAGTGCTGTATACCATGCACGTCACCGCTGCAAATCGAAGCGATTGCCAAACTGGAATACATCCCGGTTGCTGTGGATACAGACTATCTGGTGCCAGTAGGGAACCTTGAAGCGATCATTGAGGAATGTATTTCTATCAGATATAGCATTATGGACAATCCGGGAGCCGCGCAATTGGCTATCAAACATCATCGGGACGCGATCCGATTGTTGAATGGTGAACTAATCCATTACGAAGGCGCACTACGGCCAGCAGTTAGCTTTAAACCGTTTGGCAGTGCTGACTTGGCGCGGGTGAACATCAACATGCAGTAGTATGGCAACATTTTACGATCCTAAGACCGGCAAACCAATTGGCGGCACAGTTGATAATCCCGGAGAATTTGCGCAGCCATACATGCCATTTGTTCCAGGATCTACAGGACCTAACGTTCTGAGAAGGCCACCCAATCCATACAGCGCAAGCGGAGGATATCCATTTAATCCAGCACCGATGGATCAGCAAATTGCTGCCGCCAAACAAATGTATCCTGAGCTTTATCCAGAGATAGCTTCTCGAACCGCCACACAACCAAATTCGTATCAACCAGTTTCTTTTCAGCCTTCAGGAGATGAAGTCAGTAATGCCATTGGGGTTGGGAATCAGGTAAACCAATACAACTTGGATTATTACCGGGGAGCACAGCAAAGCGATCCCGTGTATGGCGCGACCATGCGATTATTGAACCCGAATGATGCGCAGGCCAATTATGATGTCACCATGCAAGGCGCTGAACTTGCCACAGCGCGAGGCATTCCCGGCAGTTACGCTGGATCGGAAACAACGGGGAGACTAAGACAATCCGATGTTGAACGGCGTGCGCAAATCGCTAATTCATTACTTTCTGGTGCTCATGGTCGAGTGCCACAGCCTTACGATGTTAGCCAACAAATTTTGTCCGCTGTGCAGCGAGGCCAATTGAGTTTGCAACAAGCGGAACTGGAACTTCGCAGGCAGGTGCAGCTTGGACAGTTGGATATTGAACGAGCACGGCTAGTCTTGGATGCAGCTAGAAATTTCAATCGGGGCGGTGGTGGTGGTGGAGGGGGTGGAAGTCCAAGTTATGGTTACCGAGCACAACCGATTTCAGGCGGTGGTAGTTCAAGCGCATCAATGCCGCCGAATCCATTTACACCATCTGGCGGAGGCGGTGGTGGATTGTGGTATGACGATAATGGAAATGCCTACCCAACGAATGTCAGACCAGAAAGGCCAGGTTACGGCGGATTTGGTGGGCCAGATGATCCTTTTTACAACACCATGATCCCAACTGGAGTGCCTGGCAGAAATATGTTTTTTATTGATCAGGCTGCTTACCCTGATGTCCCTGAATGGACTTATGCAAATCAAGCCACAGACACTTGGAACTATGCCCCTCCGAGTTACAGCAATTACGGATCGGAAGATTGGTATTAGGTTATGCCAGAAGAAGACGTAATCGATCTTGGACCAGAAGTGCCTGATTTTAGTGCGCCTAGTCTTGGCCAAGTGCCGCCTCAGAATCCTCCAATGACTCAGGCACCAATGCCGCCTGTGCCAATAATTCGGCGTGGACTTCCGATCCCACCACCGGGGGCACAGCCAATGGCGTTACCTACGCCACAAGAAGCAGCAGAAGAACAGCGCAATCGGCGCGAACAGCAATTCCTGAAACAGACTTACGAACACGCAACCAGCGTAGCACAAGCGGTTCAGGATGTTGCGGCAGCACGAAGATTGTTGGGCGTGATGCGTATGGATGAAGCGCGACGGTCAGGCATGGACCCGCGTGAAGCTGCGTATAAGAATTTCAGTTATTTCAGTCAGCCAGGAGATAAGAGCTTCGCACCAGATATGAGGGCGATTGCACCACCGCCGCGTGCGGCAAGCCCCTACATGACAAACTTCGCAGTGCCAGGAAGTAAGGACATGGTGAATGCGGTTATTGCTCCTACGCCAACTGGAGGTAATGCGGTCCATATTGTTCCGAGAAGCGCACTATCTCAGGAGCAGGCCGAAAACCTACCAAAGATCATTGAGTTGGAAGGTGAAAAGTACGTGGTAAATCCCCATACTGGCCACTTCGAGCGTAAGGATAAAGGCAAGACAGTGGCAGAATTGACCCCAAACGAGATGGGCAGAATGGCTGAATCAAGAGCACGAATTTTGCAGACACTTTTGAAATCTTCCACAGATAAAACAGAGAGAACCGCACACGCCAAAGAACTCTCTGACATCAATGCTTATCTGAAAGATTTGAGCATGGGCGTTAGGCCAATCCCAACTCAAAACAAATTAGTTGCACCGCCTGCCGGATTACAATCTTCGTCACTCAATCCATTAACTCGTGAAGCTGCAATAGATTTCCTTAAACAATCTGGCGGCGATAAAGAAAAAGCTCGCAAAATGGCGCGTGATGCTGGATTCAGTTTTTAATGAATGACATCTTCGATACACTCGAAGCGCCGAAACAGGATATTTTTGATGAGGTTGCGCCAGCCAAATCGGACATTTTCGATCAAGTAGCCGAACCCGACGAATACAAAAAAGCTGCCGAGTCGATGCAGAAGACTCGTGCGCTGGTAAGAACTGTACAACTGGAACAGGCTCGCAAAGAAGGTGAAAGACTGGATGCTGGCCAATCCATTCTTTCTGGACTTGAAACTGGTGCTGATATTCTCCATCGCACAGCACCTTGGACAGTAGCACGTTCAGCATTGGGTGTAGCCAGCAAAGGCGTGGGTAGGATGCTGGGCTTTATTCCCGGCATTCCAAAGACACCTGAGAATGCGCCAGATTTGACTCAGCAACCAATCGTAAGTCCTGAGCAGGCTCAAAGAGCGGTTGAATTCCTTTCCCCGCTTGGTAAGGCTTCAGAAGGAAGTGTTGGCCAAGGATTGCAAAAGGCGGCTGGAGAAGTTCTCAGTGCCACTACCGATCCAGCCGCGGCTTTTAGTATGGGACCAGTGGTAAGATCGCCGGGATTAGCCACACCACTCTTTGCCGCTCCGATGGTTGAATCGATCCCAGAAGCAGTGGAAAGAGTGAAGCAGGCAAAGGATACCCCCGAACTGATAGCTTCTACAGTTGGATTAGCGGCACAACTTGGTATTCCATTGGCGATAGCTAAGGGGGCAAAGACTGCTCCACTTCCAAAAGAGAATGCTCCGCGATTACTGCCGCCATTGCGCGATGTGACTGAGGCTGAAATGGCTGAAAGCGCAAGACGCGCAAAGTATATTGCGGAACAAAAGGCTGAGTTGGCTGGTGAACTCGCCGTCTCCGAATCCACACTGGACCGTCTTGAGCAAGAGGGGAAAGCGCCGGAAGCACCTAAGCTTGAAACAGTAGAAGCTGCTCCTGCTCCTTCTACTGAACCAGCAATTGACGTGACTCAGCCTGCACCACCTGCACCAACTGAGCAAACCCCACAGCCAGGGCTTCAGGAGTCAGAAATCATCGGCATGGGCGGGGCAGTACCAAGTGAGTTCACTCCAACCAGCCGAACCGCTACTGGAGTAAAGAATGCCGCCGTTGATGCCGAACGCCAATCTCGCGGCTTATCCCCAATAATTGCGCCACAGCGTCTCAAAAATGCCGTGGTTTGGGATCGCGTCATGGCTCGCATTGATTTGGAGCCAGAGTGGCAGGACCGATTGATTGACGATCTACAGCAAGGACGTAAAACCCAAATTAATGCCGATGAAGTATTGGCTCTTGATCATCGTTACGTGGATTTACAAAACGAGTACGCCAAGGCGACTCGCGACGGCGCACAAGCGTACGAAGATGGAAGAATGGCTGATGTCGAAGATGCCAAAACTAGAGCAGCCTTTTTTGAAAATAAGTTAAACAAAATTGAGCAGGTTGCTAAAAAAGTTGGAACTGAATGGGGACGGAGCGGGCAGATGCGCCAACGGTTAATGAAGGAGGATTTCACTCTAGCAGCGATGGAAGCAAGGCAGCGAGCAGCAAAAGGATTCGAGCCATTAACTGAACAGGAACATGCTGAAATTGCCGAATTGCACCAAAAATTAGTTGAGGCCGAAAGGAAGGCTACTGAAGCTGAAACTGCTGCCAATGAGCGAGTTGCTAAAGCTGAAATGGACAAAGCTTTAGCGGAAGCCAGGGCCACAGTTGCACAACAGCCATCCTATGCACCGGGAGTCATAGCACAGGCTGAACGATTTGCAAAATACATGGATAAAAAGGGTGATGAAGCCCTTGCGCGATTAAAGGCAAGACTTGGTAGAACTTCAGCGGGTATTGACCCCACTATTCTTAGCGATGCTGCAATCTATGGTGCGGCTAAACTTACTCGCGGATTGACGGATGTGGCAAAGTGGACTGACTCAATGATTGCAGACTTGGGTGAATGGGCACGAGAACACATCAACGAAATCCGCGCCGCCAGCGAAAAGGTTTTGGCCGATGAACAATCAACACTGGAAAAAGCACGTGGCAAAGCGACCGCAGACAAAATCAAAAAAGCCATCACATCGACAGCCGATGAACGCAAGGCAATCACCGAAGGATTAAAAGAAGCTGTTGCAGATGAAGCAGACGACGCTGACATCGGACGCTATGCGAGAGAATTAGCCAGCAACTTTTTGAAAGAGGAAGCGGGTAAGGGGCGAGATCCAAAAACTATTCTAGGCAACGAAATCACTGATGCTGTTCATGGCATCCTGAAAGATATTATCCCCGAAATAACCACTGTTGAGGCGCGTGATGCTTGGACGCAATACGGTAAATTTAAAGCCGCCACATCAGATCCAATTCGTAAGCGGTTAATTCAAGCGTCAGAAGAAGAACGGAAGCTTTCCACGCTCGAACGGCTCCAAAAAGGTGAAGCCGGATTGCGCACAGGCCAGCAGCGGGTTGAACAAACCGATCTATCCCGACGACGAACGAAGGAAATAAATGAACTGAGTAAAAAGCTTGGAATCACTACCAGCGATCCGGCCAGCCAGTTGAAGTCCACGTTGGATGCCATTAAGACCCGCAATAAGCATCGCATTGCTGATTTGCGATTTGAGAACGCCACCAAGACACGCATTGTAAAAGGCAAGCGAGTTTCGCCGTCTGATGCTGAATCAATTGCTCAACGAGCAGAAATCGACAGGCTAAAGAAGGAGAATGATGAAATTTTTGGAGATAAGACATTAACTCCTGAACAACGGCTTGAAAGGGCCATTGCTGCCGCCGAACGCAATTCAGTTCAAGCAGAAGCCGCGCTTGAACGTGCCAGGAAAGGCGACTACGGAAAGCCTGCTGGAACACCACTGCCAGCAAGTGAAAAGCTTAACGCGCTAAAATCGAGAGCAACAGCAATCCGGGAACAGATTGCCCACCTTAAAAACCTTGATGCTGCTCTGCAAGAGGCCAAACGAGTCAAAGAGCAAACGAAACAAATTGGGGAGATTGATAAGCGCATCGAAGAAGTTACGCGCCAGATCAATGAAGGTGACATTGAAGCCAAGAAAACTCCGGGAAAGTCTGTGTTGCCTGAACTTTCAGCTAAACGCGCAGAGTTGGCAGAACTGAACAAAATCAAGCAGCGGCTACGCAATGAGGCCAAACCAAAAAAGACCCCGGAAGAAATTGCCATCCAATCCCTTAAAACCAGATTGGCTACCGAGAGGGCGGAATTAAATGAACGATTGGCTGCTGGTGATTTTTCGCCTCGGAGAATCAAGCGCGAATTGGCATTGGACCCGATAACAGCTTCCGCAAAAGCTGAAGTTAATTTGTTACGTGAAAGGTTCAATCGCGGCCTTGAGCACGAACGTTATTTACGCAAATCAAGAGCGGAAAAGATTTGGATGGGAACAAAAGAGGCCCTCAATCTCAGCCGGGCAATAATGACCAGTTGGGATGTATCAGCGGTATTCCGGCAAGGTGGGTTCATTTCACTTGGCAATCCAGTGCGAGCAGCAAAAGCACTTGGGCCAATGTTCAAGGCTCTGCTCTCAGAGAAAAACGCTGCCACAGTTGAGGCAGAAATTGCCGCACGTCCAAACGCAAAGTTGTATGCGCAATCTAAGTTGTTCTTGGCTCCGCGTGAAGGTGCAAGGCTGACGAGCATGGAAGAAGCTTTCATGTCGAGATTGGCCAGCAAAATTCCAGGGGTTGCAGCTTCAGGGCGTGCTTACGTGACATTCCTGAACAGGCTTCGGGCAGATACTTTCGATGCACTTCACGAAAGCTTAACCTCTGGAAAAACTGCTACACCAGCAGAACTGGAAGCCATTTCCAATTATATCAACATCGCTACGGGACGCGGCAATTTGGGGAAGGCAGCGGGTGCTGCTGAAACTCTAAGCACGGCATTCTTTGCGCCCCGATTGGTGGCGAGTCGGTTTCAGCTTTTGGCCGGTGAACCGGCTTATCGTGGATCTGCTCAGACTCGGTATTTGGTAGCGAAGGAATATGCAAAATTTTTAGGCGGATTGGCGGTTGTTTATGGTCTTGGAAAGCTTGCTGGTGCCAGCATCAACACAGACCCGCGATCTACTGATTTTGGAAAGATGAAATGGGGAAACACTCGCGTTGATCCGCTCGCTGGATTATCTCAAGTGACCGTCCTACTATCGCGCTTGGCGTCTGGGAAAATGGTGAACAGTAAGGGCCAAGTTGAACCCATTCGGGGTAAGGTAGCCTTTGGGCATCCCACAAGCGCAGACCTGATCGCTCGGTTCTTGCGCACTAAATTATCTCCTGTGGTTGGAGATGTGGTGGACGTTTTGACTGGTAAAAATGTAGTAGGTGAAACTGTTACACCAAAGACTGTGGCTATGAATGCTGTTATTCCGTTGTCAATGAGTGACATCTATAGCGTGATGCAGGAGCAGGGAGTTACAGCAGGAACAGCCATTGCCATTTTATCGCTGTTCGGGATGAGTGTTCAGAACTACGACACCAACAAGAAGCCCAAGTAATTCACCCACTTCCGCGAGTTGTGGGCGAAGCGGAGACGTTAAGACAGCCTTTGTGTGCCCATTTATAACGGCCATCCAAACAGAATCCGTTTTTTTCGTTTACTGTTTCTCCACAAAAAGCGCACAGAAAATCAAAAGCATTCGGATGTATTATGATCATCATATCATCTGTGTTCGGTATCGGACGAGGTGCTGCCTTAAATTCAGCGATAAAATATCCCTTATGTTTCTTAAGTGAAGGTCTTTTTATTCCAATTAGCGCAAGCAGGAAGCCCCAAATACCAACAAACAGCTTTTCTAAAAAACTTCTCTTATTCATTTCTTTGGCAGATTCCAGTTTAATTCGTTGATGAGTTGGTTATATGCTTTTTGGCGTTCGGCTTCTGAAACACCACTACGAATACCCTGCAACGCATTATCAAGGGTCACATCTGGTCCATACTGTCGCATTAAAGTATAGCATTTAGCCGATGCGTTCTCTAAGCGCAATGCAGAGAATTTGTCGATATGGCGTCGCTTAGCCATAAATTCTTCCATAGCCATTTTCATTCCACGCCTAAAGGCAAATGACGCAATTGATGCACCCACAACCATTCCTGTTAGCGTTGCTATTGGTATTAAGTTCATGATGATTTGATTCCAACTCTTTTTGGAGAAAGTGAAACTGAAGCTAACACTTTGAGCCATTCCCGGAAAGCTTTATGCGCCAGATTGGTTATGCGTTTGCGTCGAGTTACTGGATTGCGTTCATCAATTCGCAAGAAAGTCTGATAACCATCGTAGGTTAATTTAAAATCTTTTTTGGACACTTGCGTGAGTTGCGCGACACATCCATCAATAATTATTGTTCGGCTTTTCATAAAATCATGGTGTCCTGTGTGGCGCGAACGAGTTCAGAATACTTACCAACCAATCCGCTTCCATCTCACTAAAGCATCTAAAGTTATAGTCACCGTTTGTAACATCCCACCATTCCCAAAATCCCTCGTCGCCAGGACCAGTATCGTTATCGTAGTTTGCTTTCCAAGTCATTGTTAACTTTCGGTAGAAGCGAGAGCTTTTTGACGAACAGTATCTTCGACGTGCAGTCTAAATACTACCTTCCGCTTTTGTGTATCTATGAACCATTCAGCAGCCAATATTTTGCCTTTGTAAGATTTGGCAAAGAAGTCCATCACATCTGCTAAATCTGCTTCTTGATAAATGATCATGATCGAATCCAGTAAACAGTCCACGATGTCTTTAAAGTGTGCCGCTAGGTTCCAGATTTTATACGCTGGAAATGTAAACGTTCGTAGTGGGTTTCCGTCTTTGAA